GGTGAAATTCCTTTGGAAGCTTATGGTGTTTGTTGTTTAGGATCTTTAGTATTACCTAATTTTGTAACAGGTTCAACAAATACAAATTGGAAAAAATTGGAAGGGGTTATAAAATTAGCTGTTAGATTTTTAGATAATGTTTTAGACGTAAATAAATATTCATTAAAAGAATCTGATATTAAAGCTCATAATTCAAGAAGAATTGGATTAGGGGTAATGGGATTAGCTGAGTATTTATTTGCAAAAGAAGCAAGATATGGATCTGAAAAAGCGCTTTTTGAAATAGAAAGATTAATGAGATTTATAAGGGATGTAGCATATGAAACAGGAGTTGAGTTAGCAGAAGAAAAAGGAGCATTTCCAAAATTTGATCCTATTCAATATGGTAATGCATCATTTGTTAGAAAACTACCAACCGAATTAAGACTTAAAATAAAAGAAAAAGGTATTAGAAATGTTACATATTTAACATGTCCTCCAAGTGGAACTACAAGTTTATTACCTGAAGTATCAAGTGGAATTGAACCTTTGATATATCGTGCTTATAAAAGATTGGATAGGGTAAGCGAAAGAATTTATGTTCATCCAAAATATAAACAATTATTATTATCAGGTGATAAAGTTCCTGATTGGTTTGTTGATATGGGAAATTTAAAAGCTTCAGATCATTTTGAAACTCAAAAAATAATTCAAAAATATATAGATAATGCTGTTAGTAAGACAATTAACTTACCTTTTGGAACTACATATGAAGAACTTGATAAATTACTTCTTGAATATATTTATGATCTTAAAGGAGTAACTGTATATGTTGAAGGATCTAAAGGAGGTCAGGTTTATACCAGATTATCAGAAGAAGAAACAATGAATTATATTTTAAATTCTGAGTTAGAAATAAAAAGCGATTTAACAGAAGAAGATAAAGATTGTGGTTTGTGTGAAAAAAAGGAGGATAAAAAATGAAATTATCTGAAAATGAAATTTGTAAATATTCGACTACATGTCCTTATAATAATACTACGTTAAATTTTTGTAAGGGAGCATTATCAACTAGAAATAAAATTTTTATTTGTGATTTAGTTTCTGAAACAGGAGTATTTAATGAGTCAGGATTTAGAAGTAGTTTAGATGAAACTGGAAAAATGAAAGTTATAATGGAAAAACAATGAAATTAGAAGAAAAAATTATAGTAGATACTATAGAATTAATGCCTGAGCATTTAAGAAAAAAATTTTTTCGTTTAATATTTACAGATAAAATGAAAAAATTTATAAAAGAAGAAGCAGACAAAATAAGAGAGGAAAGAAATGACAGAAGAACAAAAAGTAAACAAAAAGATTGAATTAATTGAGGAATTTTCTAAACAAAGAGAACAATTAAAGATAATGGTTACTGAATTAGAAAAATTAAAAGATGGAATTGAGAAAATTTTTCCAGAAAGATTAGATGCGAGATATTCAAGATTTTTTGAAGAAAAAATAAAAACTGTTACAGAATTATTTAAAGCAATTTTAGAAATAAAAAAAGAAATATCTAAAACAATTAAAGATGAAATTGATTTAAGAAATAAATATGAATCTGGTGAAACATTAGATGAAGATAATTATTTAGGAGAGGCTGATATAAGAACATTAGTTAAAAGAATAGAACAATTAAATGCTTCAGCTAATCAAATGATAATGGGTAGTAAAAAAATTGAAGAATCGGAGGATGTAGCGAATGGATAAAAATATAAAAGAAGATGAAATTTTAGAACTTGAAAACGAGGAACCAAATCAAGAAATACCTATTGAAGAAATTCAAGAATCGTTAGACTCTTTAAAAATTGAGATAACAGATGAAGATAAGCAGAAATATAATGCTCCTATCCCATCTGAAAAGAAAAAACCAGGTAGAAAAAAGAAAGAAATTCCATCAGGGAATGAATTAGAAGAAATGAGTGATACAGATGTTATTGAGTCAATGGATAGTGAGTCTCATGATTTGTATATGGAATTTGCATCATTTCTGGAAGATAAAGCAAAGATAAAACAAGATACAGGAATAAAAGATGTAATTCCAACTGGGATTGATGTTTTAGACTCAGTTATGGGGGGTGGGTTTGCATTAGGAACTATGGGAATGGCTATAGGAACTCCTGGATGTGGAAAAAGTATGCTATGTATTCAAACTATGGCTTCTGCTCAAAAAAAATATAAAGAAAAAGCAATGGTAGCAATGTTAGATTCAGAAGAAGCAACTACTACAATAAGATTGTCAAATTTGGGTGTTAGGTATCCAAAAATAACACCTTATAATGATATAACGGTTGAAAAAGTATTTAAATTTCTTGAAGGATTATGTCTATATAAGGAAATGAAAAATATTATAGATCAACCCTCAGTTGTTCTGTGGGATTCTATAGCAAATACTTTAAGTCAAAAAGAAAGAGAAGTTGAAGATGTAAATTCTGTAATTGGATATAAAGCAAGATTATTATCATTATTAATTCCAAAATATGTTTCAAAATTAGCTGTTTATAATATATGCCTTCTAACTGTAAATCAAATGAGAGATAGTATAAAAATTGGACCGTTTCAGGCTCCAAAAGAAATGAGATTTATGTCTACTGGAAAATCAATTCCTGGTGGAAACACTATGAAGTTTAATGCTTTTCATTTAATTGAAATGAAAGTTACAGAAGCAGTTGATATAAAGAAGTATGGATTTGAAGGAATAAAAGTAACTGCATGGTGTGTTAAAAATAAATTATTTTCTCCAAATATTCATGTTAAATTGGTTGGAAATTTTGTGACTGGATTTTCTAATTTCTGGACAAATTTTGAGTTTTTAGTTGACCTCAAAAGAATAGATACTGGAGCATGGAATAAAATAGTATCAGATCCAAAACAGAAAAAATTTAGAACTTCGGATGTATATCAATTATATTCTACAGATCAAGAATTTAGAGAAATTTTTGATAATGAAGTTAAAGATGCAATCAAAATAGAAATCATAGATAAACATACTGTTACTGACTAATGCTGTCTAGGAAAGAGAACAAATTATAAATTGAATTATTAATAGTTAAAGGAGAAATTGAGTCATGGGAATGATTGATATTCTAAAGTCTTATCTTGAATCTACTATTAAAATGATAGTTGATAATCCAGAAGAAGTTAAAGTTGAAATTAACACATCTACAAAAACGATTTTGGTTCAAATTAAAACATCTAAATCTGATTTTGGAAAAGTTATTGGAAGAAAAGGAAAAACAATTGAATCTTTAAAAACTATTTCTTGTGCAATAAAAAATACAAAGTTTCATGATGATGTCAGAAGTGTAGTTTTAGAGATTTTAGAGGATGAAGTATCAAGTTTTAAAACATTAAAAAAAGAATAAATTAAATTAGGAGGAATATAGTTATGTTAACAAAAGAATCAAAAATTAGAGTTCTTGAGAATTTTCAAGCTATTGATTATGCTCTTTTTGGAAAACCTGTTGGAAAAACAGAAACATGCTGCCCATTTTTTGTTGAAGAATATATTTCAGCAAAGGGAGCTCTTCTTTCTGTTATGGTCGAAATGTATAAACTAATTGAACATAGACCAAAAGTTTTGAAAGAAGTTAATCAATCTAAACTTAAAACAATGGCGAAAGTAAGCGCTTCAATTGCTAGAGAAAATTGTAAATTATTAGTATCTTCTGCTGATGGAAGAAAAGATGTTAAGAAAGCTTTAAGAGAGTCTCTATCAAAAGTTAAAACCAATAAGATTAATATTGATGAAATGGTTCAAACAGAAATCAAGAGAAAAGCATATGGTCTAGCTATTGATAATCTTCTTATTGGAAGAGTAGTCAATGAATCCAAAAAATTTAAGAAAATGGATACTTGGAATGGAAGAATTCTTGAAGATGCTTATAAAGTTTTGAGAGATAATTTAGTTGAAACTGCTTTGACTATTTTAGAAAATGAGTAAATAATCTTAATGTTTTTATGAAAAGGTGGTCCTGTGAATGATTATGACAAACTTTTAGAATATTTAGATTCAGTAAATCAAAATAATACTTTAGAGACAGATATTAAAATAAAACAAAAAAAAGAAATTGAAGTTGCAAAAGCAAAAGAAGAATCTGTTTCTAAGGATATAGACAAACTAATAGAGGCGTCTCAAATAACTGATATATTTGAGACGCCTCAAGTTTTACAATCGGTAAGAGGTTTTGACATCACACGGTTTGAAAATTTAATGCGGTCAAAACTTATAGAAGAATATAAGAAAATTCAATCATATGAAAGACCTTATATATCTGTAACAGAATTATTTTCTTGTATGAGAAGTAATTATTATAATAGGGTGAAATATCAAGTTGATGTTAAAGATTTATTTAAATTTGCACCATTAAAATTAATTCAAGATGTAGCAAATACAATTCATTCAGTTGTTCAATCTGTTTATGATTTTTCTGAGACAGAGAAAACAATAATTAGTGAAAAATATAAAGTTAAAGGAAGAATGGATGCAAACAAAGAGAACTTTTTATATGAAATAAAAACATTAGATGAAGCAAAGTTTTCTGGTAAATATAATATTGATCATTATAATCAAGGTAATATTTATGCTTATATTCTTAACAAAGAATATAATTATAATATAGATACAGTTGTTTTATTATATTTTTTTAGAGATAATTTAAAAAAAAGACCAAGTGTATTTGAAATAAAAGTTGATGAAAAACAAGCAGAATTTTATGTTTTAAAAGCAAATATATTGTTATCATATATTCAAAGAAAAGAAGTTCCTGATATTATAGGAGCAACTGAGGAGCAATGTAAGTATTGTTTATATAAAAAATTCTGTGAAAAAGATGATTCTAAAACAATTAAACCATATTTGAAAAAATCAGAAGAGAAGTTAGAAAAACCAAAAACAGTTTTTCTTATTTAAATAAATGGAGGAAATTACAAATGATTGCAGTCTATCCAATGTTAACTACATCAGATGTTCAAAGTCATGTTTTATCTGGAGTTTGTAAAGTTCTAGAAAGATTTGTAATATTGTATGATATGGATTCTTTAGCTGATAAATTTCATTTAGGTAAAAAAGTAACTTTTGGTGCTGATGTTTTAGGAAAAGCAGCTCAAGTAGCTGGATTAAAAATTCCAAATAGAGATCCGAAGCAAGAAAGTTATTCTTTTTTAGGTGAAGCAGATTCAGATCTACCAGATCTTCAAGGTTATCCCGAATTTGGACCCACAGGAAGAGGTAAAGAAAATGCTATAGAACCAAAGTATAAAGAAACTAAAGAAGAAAGAGAAGCAAGAGAAAAAAGAGATGAAGATAGAGAATCACACAAAAGAGAAATGGGAAAGGGATTAAAAGCTGTAGAAATTGAATTTCCAAAACAAGAATCTTTAACTGTAGAACCAACTTGGGTAATTGTTACAACACCACATGGAACTCAAGTTTTAGGAATAAAAGTTATTCCATATCCTATAAAATCTACTGAGCAATTAGGAAAAATGTTAATGACAGATATGTCACTTAAAAAATTAGATGCTTATATGTATGGAACAGCTAGAAAAATGGTTAAAGTTTTATATTGGGCAGCAAGGGGAATGATTCATAAATTACCATTTCATCTTGAAGATTTGATTTCATTAGATCATGTAATATCTGGAGATCCAGAAAAAGATATTATTTTTGGATCTACTAAATATGAAAGTAATGTTTTTTGTTTGCTTAATAGTCAAGATTTAGAACATGATATTCATTTTAAAAATGCTGGAGGAATTTCAAAGTTATTTCAATTAGGGTGGAATTCAATTATAATCAATGATGATGTAAATAAAAGAACAAGTTTTTGTATGAAACAATTTGGTGGTTTATGTTCTAGTGTTTCTCATCAATTTTTATTTTCTAGTTTTGGTAAAGAAAATGATAGAGTTTATGAAAAATTAGAAGATATTCAGAAAGTTACAACTCCATTTTTTAGGTCAAAAATTAATCCATCTAAAATATTTGGAGAATCATTATCTTCAGAAAAGTTATTAAAATATTCAGATTATTCAGATTGTAATTCTTGCTTTGGGGTTAAATAAATGGAAATCTCAGCTAATGATATTAAAAGCAATATAGAAAAATTAGAATTATATTCTGATTTATATCCTTTTTCACTACCTTTACGAATTTCTACATTTGAAAATGAAACTGAATATAATAAATTTGTAAAAAATTGTGAGAAATTGGTTAGAGGTTCTCTTGAATTTAAACATTGGAGAAATTATCTTATTGATGTTCTTGGAATTAATGAGTGTATATTAACTAAAGAAGTTTTAGCTGAGTGCTCAGTTGAGATTCACCATCATATTCCAAGTTTATTTATTTTAGTAAAAGCATTATTAAATAAAAAATTAGAAGCTAATGAAGAATTTTCAACATTTGATATAGCAATAGAAACTATAGAACTTCATTTTAAAAACCAAATTGGATATGCTCCATTGGTTTCTTCAGCTCATGAAAAATTTCATAATGGATTTTTGAAAATACCTATTGAATTAATAAGAGGAAATTATATAGAATTTATTAAAGAATATTCTAAATATTTAGATGATGATGATTTAGATACTATTAATGAAAGAATGGCTATCTCCATGAAAGATTTTAAATATGAAGGATGGACTAAGGATGAATATCCTGGGATGGTAGCATGCTCTTAATTAATACTGAGTCTAGACAAAGAATAAGAAGTCCAATTGAGGTTGACAATTTTAGTCCAAGATTTAAAACTAACAATGGACTTTATACATTTACATCACCAAGTCTTTGGACAATTGAAAAGAATTTATTTTATTTGTTAAAAAATTCAGATGAAATAAAATTTGATTTAAAATATAAATATAAACCATCATATTTATCTTATGATCAATATAATACAGTTGTTTTAGAATATCTTTTAATGTATATAAATAATGTTTATTGTGTAGAAGATTTTAATTTAACCACTGTTATTATTCCTTCACTATCATCTATAATTGATATATGTCAAGATAAATTTTCTAAGCAAAGTGTTACTAATATGGAGTCAGTCGGATGGTAATAAAACAAGATTTTGAATTACTTAAAGATATTCCTAACTTATTATCATTATCAGCGAGTTCAATAAAAGAGGTTCGTATTGATAATGGACCAAGAAAAGTATTTGTAGTTTTAAAATTAATGGAAAATAAAATTAAACATTTTACTAAAGATAAAATAATTGATACTTTAGGTATATTAGAAAAGAGAAAAATGTATGATGTTGTAAACCTTCCAGATTATAGTTTACATGTTTCTTATAATAAACCCACCAAACAAATGATAATAAATTTAAGTCCTTTTAACACAGATGATATATACCCAAATAATCCAGATCCAAAAAATATTTATGCTTTAATGGTTTACGCTATTTGTTTTCATACATTAATAACAGAAAAAGTAGAAATACCAGAAAAACATTTTGCAGTTATATCTAGTTTTTTAACAAGCATGTTTGTTCAAGTTTTTGGACGAGAGTTTGGATTATTGGGAGCATATTCAAATGAAATTTCTAAGTTAAAATTTCTAATAGCATCATATATATTAACTTCATTCTTTGGAGAAGATCAAAATAAATCATTTAGAAAAGCAGCTGTTGTGTCTGGTATTAATTTGAAGAATATACAAGAGGATTTAGAAAAAGGAAATTATAATTTAAACAATATATTTGATTTTGTAAAGGCATTATCTGATCTTAAAGTTATGCCAGGCATCACTAAATATTCTTTCACTAAAAAATTATATAGTTTTATTGGTCCAAGTTTTCTTCCTGGTTTAGAAGATCTTTCAAGATTTATTTCTATCATAACAACATCTAGTATTTCTGGATCAAATGTTGTAAATACTATGTTACATAGATATAATAAAGATGATTATATTCAGTTACTTGAAATTTCCAAGATTGTATTTAAATAGGAGAATAGTGGATGCCAGATGATAAAAGTAAACCTTTAAATGGTTTCTATAGAGCTAAGGTTGTAAATCCAGACGACCCTACTGACTGTGGAAGAGTTCAGGTGTGGATTCCTGACACAATGCCAAAAGTGGACGATTCAAAAGGGTTATGGGCATGTCCTTCTAATAACCCTCTTGGTGGTCTTAATGCTGATGGAGATGTAAGTCATCAATATCAAGGAACATCATATATTCCAGCAAAGGGATCATGGATTTGGGTATTTTTTGAAAACGGACGTGCTGATAGACCTTATTATTTTGCATCTTTGGATATTGCAAATTCAAAAGTTCTTCCTGAAAATAGAGTTGGAGGAATTAAATATAAGAAATGGGTTATATTTAAATCTCATGAGGGAAGAACAATTGTCGTAAGTGATGATCCTGATGATTGTAGGGTAGAGATCACTGGAAAGAAAAGACAATTATCTGATCCTCCATCTGGAGACACAGCATCTGTTTATACTGTTGACGGAAACCAAACTACAATATTATTAGATGAAAGAGCAGGAAAAGAAAAACTTCTTATTAGAACTCACAAAGGTGATTTTATAAATATAGATATTGAGAATCAAAAGCTACAAATAAAATTTAAAAGTGATATTACAATAGAATCAGATGGATCAATTTTTTTCAAAGCAGCAACCGATATAAATATCAAAGCAGGAGCAAATATAAATACAGAATCAGGATCAATAATTAATAATAAAGCAGGAGGTAATATAAATATAGATTCTGGAGGAACAATTAATAATAAAGCAGGAGGTCCTATAAACTCAGATGGTTCAGTAATAGAAGATCAATGTGGCGTTGCAGGTCCAGCAACTTCTGCTGGAGAATCCCCACCGATTGGCGATCGCTAATCAAAACCTACCTTTTAGTTAATTTTCATTATACACCAAAACAACTATATATATTAATTTACAATAGAGAATGATTTTTAAACTAAAAAATGAAAGTGGAGGTTGTGTAAATTGATAAGATTTCAACAATTAGATCAAAGGCGACTTGTTTTTTTATCCGATGATAGGGTTGTATCTATCTTGGAAATGGTAGCTTCAACAGTTACAAATAAATTTTATTTGGTTACAGATTTTATAGAAGATATGAGTAAAAACTCAAAAGAATTTACTGAATGGTATACCCAATTTATTGATGATTATATTTCTGTGGTTGATAAATATGAATTAATTGAAAAAAATGTTCCATTAATAAAAAAATATTCAGATGAATATATAGACTTCAGAAAAATTGATTTTTCTAAGTTTGTTGATGAAACAAAAGCAAAGAAAACCACAATACTTTTAAGTGCAGAGGAAATTGAAAAAATTTGTAGATTATCATCATATCTTAAAGTTTATTCTATAATTTCAAATTCTGAAAATTTAAAACAAGATAGACGAAGTCATAAAAAGATTTATAATATGTTAGCAAGTGAAGTATTAAATTCAGAAACAATTTTTAAAATATTTAATGTAGTAAAGACAAAAACTTTTAGATATAATATGACAGATAAATATATGTGGGATTATATCAAAATGGTTCAATGTAAGAGCATTGATGTTCATGTTATTGAAATATTTAATTTTATTATGAATAGTATTTTAATTTTATGTGAACCTGATAGAAACCCAATAACTTATTTTGTTGGTGTAATTGATGAGTCAATAAAATGGTTTTTAGGATCTATATATAAAGGATCAATTATTTATGATGATTCTATTTCAACTGAAGATATTCAGTCTACAAATATTGATAATTTAAAAACATATTCATATAATGATACTTTGGGTAGATTGAAAGCAATTGCTTATGAAAAAATAAAAGATCACATAATTAAACCATCTATTTTAAAATTTGATGAAAATGAACTAAAGCTTGAAGATGAGTATGTAGAGATTCAAAGAAGAGTTGAAAGTGTTAAATTTATTTCACCATTATCTGAATATTTTGTATATCCTCTTTTAGCTAAAATAACTGGTATTCCTTATAATCATTTCAAAACTTTATCTCCTGAACATACTATAGTTTTATCAGTATATATTCAAGATATTTTAAGAAAAGTTCTAAAAAGTGATTATAAAAATATAGTAAGTTTATTGAATTATTATCCCTTAGAACATCCTTCAATTGCAACAACCTATAAGTTAAAAAATATGGAAAGTTTTATAAATACTGCAAATAAATTTAAAAATTTCTTTGGAATAGATACAAAAATAATCTTAGGAAATATGTTAGGAAATTTTGTTGGAAAAATTTCTAGGATTAAATTTATAAATATATTTGATGGAAGAGAATTGGTAGGAATTCCATTAAGCAAATTAGAAGCAGAAATGATTGATTTTTACATTTTATTGTTTGCAGATAAGATGAATGACGAGATTGATAAAATTAGAAACATTGTTCACTCTGATTTTTAAAGAACAAATTAATAAGAATAGGTAGGAGAATAAAATGAGTGAAAAGTTAGGGGTAATTGCTGTATTTTATGATAGAAAAAATTTCAGAGAAGTTAAAAATACAGAACTTTGTTTTACAAATTATGTAGTTGATTTAGCAAGATATGATGATGAAAGCTACAAACCAAATAAAATTAATGGATTTTATGAGTTGGTCCTTGGAGAATTAGGGTATAAATCAGAAAAATGTAATACTTTTTCAAATTTTGATTTAACCTGTATGTATAGTGATTTAGTTTTTTTGAGGTTTGAAAATGAGTGAAAAGGAGTAAATATAAAGATTCATGAAAGTTATCTATTGTGTTATAAATAAACTTACGAACAAAGTTTATGTTGGAAAGACAAATAACAACAAAGATAATTACTATGGATCTGGAAAATATATTACAAATTCTCTGAAAAAATATGGGAAAGAAAATTTTTTAAAAATTATATTAGATACTTATATAGATGATGAATGGGTTGAAAAAGAAAAAAATTGGATAAATATTTTGGATAGTAAGGTTCCTAATGGATATAATATAGTTGATGGTGGTATGGGAACCGAAGGTCTTGTTCATACAGAAGTAGCAAAGAAAAAAATAGCAGAAGCTAGTAAGAAAAGAGTTGGTCGTATATTTACTAAAGAACATAAAGAAAACATAGGAAAATTTAGAAAAGGTAGATCATATGTAGAAATATTTGGTAAAGAAAAAGCTGAAAAACTTATAGAAAATAAAAAAAGACCTATGGAAGAAAAATGGACAGAAGATAAGATAAAAAAATATAGAATCAAAACTTGCTTAAACTATGAAGAAAAATATGGAACCGATAAATCAAAAGAAATAAAACAAAAGAAGTCTAAATCTATGATTGGAAAAGAACAATCAGAAACCAAAAAAATAAAATGTAGTAAACAAAAAATTGGAAAATTAAACCCACAATACAAAGAAATTCATGATGATATTAAAAATAAAATAGTATCTTTATTTCATAGTGGAAGCAGCATAAGGGAAATTTCAAAAATAAGTGGAATTAGTGGATATAAAATAACTCGTTTTTTAGTTGAAAATAATATAATGAAAGATGGTAAAGTAACATGGGTAACATCAAAATGGTAATATGTATGAGAAAAGATCTCAATATGAGAAAAGGGAAAATGATTGCGCAAGGTTGCCACGCAAGTATGAAAGTAATTTTAGATTTGATGACACCAATTGATTGTGGTCCAAATCATAACTCAAAAATTTTACATATGATTAAAAATTCTCCATTAGATCAATGGATAAATGGATTATTTACTAAGATTGTTGTTTCGGTAAATAGTAATTTAGAACTTATAAAAGTTTATACTATAGGAGTTGCTTCAGGTATTCCGTGTGCTTTAATTGAAGATTCTGGAAAAACTGAATTTCATGGACATCCTACATATACTTGTTGTGCAATAGGTCCTGATGAAGAGGAAAAGATTGATAAAATAACAGGTGAATTACCATTATTATGAAAGGATAAAAATGAAATTTATTGAGAAAATAAAATCAATTTATAGAAACATAGATCCTTTATATATAAAAATTTTCTTAATGATAACACTTCCAATTTGGTTTCTCCCATTTGCTTTATTTTTATTAGTTCATGGGTTTTGGGAAATAGTTTCAGATTATGTAGATGGAATACATTAAAATATAAATACTTATAAGTTGGAGGAATAAATAAATGAAAAAAATAAATGAAGATTTTCAACACATAGAGGAATTAATCAGAAAAGTTCAATCATTAATTTCTCCTATTTCGGTTCATGATGATTATAAATCAATAAGAAGTAAAGAAAATATTGGTAAATTTAAAGAACAATTTCCAAAATGCGTTATTCCTGTTAATGTAGGAAGAACAATTATATACGCCCCTATCTGCAATAGACTTGGAGCTGAAGATCCAGATATGATAAGACTATCTCATAGGTTAATGTGTAAGTTGTCTGGGCATGAAAAGATGCACGAATATAGAGGTGAGATAGAAATAGCAAAAGTAAAGCTTGAGAGATTATTAAGTAAATTTTCAAAAGATATTCCAAAACCAGCTGATATGGCTGCTAAAAAAGCAGGAAGTACAATCGCATTAAATAAAATAAAAACATATAATAATGCGTTGAGGAATAATTAATAATGTTGTGTCATTATGGGTGTGGGAATGAAGCATCTTATAAGTTTAAAAATGGTATAATGTGTTGTTGTAAAAGTCAGAACTCATGCCCAGAAATGAGAAAGAAAAATATAGGATGCTTAGGTAGAAAATTTACATGGTCTAGAGAACATATAGAAAAAATAAGAATAAAAAATAAAGGAAAGATTAGAACACCCGAACAAATAAGAGTAAACTCAGAATCACATATTGGAAAACACCATGATGAAAAAACCAAAAAAAAGATAAGCGAAAAACTAAAAGGTAAAAACAATGGAATGTTTGGAAAAAAACATACAGAAGAATGGTTAGAAAATCATAAAAAAAGAATGATAAATGGTCAAGCAATTCACATGAATAAATGTAAACCAATAGAAGAAAGAGAAAGATCAAGACAACGAATGTTAAATGGAGAAGCAGCGAGAATTCAAAAATTTATAAAAAACCCATCTAATGAAGAAGTTTTATTAAGAAATATAGTTAAAAAATTATATCCAGATTGTGAATTTCAACATCAAGTTTTTAATTATTCTTTAGATGTTGCTCTATTAGAATTTAAAATTGCTATTGAATATGATGGTCATTATCATTTTCATACAGAAGAAGCAAGAAAATACTTTAAAAATAGACAAACTAGAATTGAAAATGAAGGATGGAAATTTATTAGATATACAATATTTGATAAATTTCCATCCAAAGAACAAGTTGAATATGATATTAAAAAAATAATTGAAGGTATAAACTAATGATTAGGTTTTTAGATTTGGATGATTTTACAAAAGGACTAAAACCAGTATCTAGCACCAATTATACAACAAAAACTGGGGAATTTGATACTCAAGGATTATTTTCAGAACTTATTTTTGGAACAGTTGGGTCATTAGATAGAAAAACTAAATTCTCATATATAAATTTAAATGCACTTGTGGTTCACCCAACTGCTTTAAAATTATTAATTCAGTTAAATAGAAAAGTTGAAAAATTTATATCCACCGAAGATTCTTTTATTCTTGATAAAGATGGTTCATTATTAGAAGATAATAAAGGGGCTACAGGAATAACAGCATTTATAAAACTATTTCCAAAAATAAAGTGGAGAGGTGAGTCAGGAGAAAGAGATAAGATAGTTCAACTTTTAGAACATGCTTATAAAAATAATAGATTATTTGTAAATAAACTTCCAGTAATTCCAGTAGATGATAGACCTATATTTCAAAATGAAGTAACCAAAGAATGGACTGTTGATAATCTAAATGAATATTATGTAAAGATCATACGTCAATCTTTATCTATGAGAAGTTCGGGTGGAAAAGGTCCATTATATGACTTATTAAATTATGGGTTACAAAAATCTGTTATAAATCATGATGAATATATAAGAGCAAAGGTTGGAAAGAAAAGTGGTATTATTCGAAGTCAATTAATGGGCAAAAGAATAGAGTTTTCAGGAAGGGCCGTTATAACTGGAGGACCTGAATTAAAAGTTAATGAAATTGGTATTCCATTCAAATTAGCTGTATCTTTATTTTATCCATTTATAATGCATGAACTTTTATATACAAATAAATTCGATAAAAAACAATTGGGTGAAGAAATTAAAAGTTATATAGGAACAGATTTATCTGTATCTTCAATTCAAAAAGTTTTAAAAAATATAACAAAAGGAGATGAAATTCCTGAAGGTCTTTATAAAATAATATATCAAGCAACAGATAACTCAATGGTTAATAGAGTTGTTTTAGCTAAAAGAGATCCTGTTTTACATCCTGAATCTGTAAGAGGGTTTAGACCAGTTTTGATTGAAGGAAATACAATTAAATTATCAACTCTTATGGTCGGTGGATTCAATGCAGATTTTGATGGAGATCAGATGGCTATATTTCATCCTTTATCAAAAGAAGCACAAGAAGAAGTAAGAACTAAAATGATAAGAGGAGTAGGAGGAACCAATTCTAGTTCTCTTACATTTGAATTATCAAAAGAAATGTGTGTGGGATTATATATTTTATCAAAGAATATTGAATCTAAAAAACCACCTATTAAACCAACACCAGAAGATTTAATAAAAGCAACGGATCCATATGTTCCAGCTATGTTTAAAAATAGACATACTACAATGGGAAAAGCAATTATAAATAGTTGTTTTCCAGATGATTTTAGGTTTGTTGATTCTTTAATTACTAAAAAAGTTGCAAATGGATTATTATTAGAAATAATTAATAAATATGGTCAAGAAATAGCATACAAATCTGCAACAAAATTAAAAGATTATGGATTTAAATTTGCTACTATCATGGCACCAAATATGTCAATAGATGATATTCAAATGCCTCCAAAAATGTATGTATTAAAAGCTAAATTAGAAAAATCATCTACAGAAGAAGCTATTCCTATTTTAGAAGAAATGAAAAAATTAATGATAGAAACTTTGGAGGGATCTGGATTATCTGATTTAACTGAATCAGGAGCAACAAAAGGATGGGATCAACCATTTCAGATGTTGTGCGCAAAAGGAATAATTGCAGATCCTGAAGGTAATATATTACCTATAATAAAAGGATCATTTGGTGATGGGTTAACAGTTGAAGAATATTTCAATGCAACAGCTGGTGCTAGAAAAGGCATAATTGATAGAGTTTTAAATACATCAGATACAGGATATACTTCCAGACAATTGATTTATCTTTTAAATTCTGTTGAATTGGATTGGCATTTAAAAGATTGTAAAACTACAAATTATTTAGAGTTAAAATTAACAGATGATTTGATTAGAAGGTTAACTGGAAGATATGTAATTATAAGAAATAATTTAGAATTATTTGATAAATCTAAATTTAAATCAGGAGATATAATAAAATTAAGATCTCCTATTTTTTGTAAAAGTTTAAAACTATGTCATACCTGTTATGGAAAATTATTAGAAAGACTTAAAAGTCCATATGTAGGTGTAATCGCAGCTCAAGTGGTCGGGGAAAGAGGAACCCAATTAACAATGAGATCAATTCATGTTGGTGGAGTTGTTAAAGTTGGAGTTAAAAAAATATTAAGTGATATATTAGAAAATGATCCTTATATTAAAAAAGAAGAGTTAGAAAAAAATATAGATCAAGTTGATTCTAATTTGGTATCTTTAAAAAAATGTAAAATGATTTTATCACTAGAAGATTATGATATAGGTGATAATTTATCTATAAATGAAGAAGATGGTTTTATTTGGGTTAAAAGTTTAATATCTATAATGGAATTTGAGAATGGAGAAAAATTTAATATAATATTAGATTATAATGTTGAAATTTCAATGGTATCTGAAGTTATAAATGATAAAAAAACAATAACTATTTTTTTCGGTGAAAATGATAAAATCTTAGAAGTTCCATTAACTCAAGAGGATATAAAAGCTCAAGTTTTATATTTAGGTAGATTATTGGGTGGAAGAGAATTATTTAAAGATGTAAATCATTTGTTTATGAAATTATATAAAATATATGGCGCTCTTCCTGGTGATATGGATCTAGTTCATTTAGAAGTTTTATTATCACAATGTTTAAGAGATAAAACCAATCCAATGTATCCAGCTAGAGTTGGAAAAGATCCCTATAATCCAGTTTTAGTAAATATAAAAACAAATGTATTTAGCACGTCCTTCGTGCAGGGACTTTGTTTTGAGAATGTCGGAAAAGCAATAAAAACTGGATTATTAGAAGATAAAAGTATGCCTCCGTCTATATTGGAAAAAGTTCTGACTGGCACACTAGTAGAAAAGGAAAAGAAAGATTAAATGAAAACTTCAAAAAGAGAATATATTAAGAGCTGGTTTTTAAAAAAATATGAAAATAATAAATTAAAACCAAATACTTTTAGAATAATAAAAGAAAGCTTTCGAAATATATATGATGATATTATATCAGAAACTACATATCTAAATAAAAATTCAAGAATTTCAGAAAGATTGTTTCATATTTTTAATAATATTTTTGAAGTTAAAAGATGTTTTTGTGAAAAAAATTTGGGTTATTTAGATATAAACAGAGGGTATGAAAGATGTTGTAAAAAGTGCAGACGTAAGGGGAAAATCAAACCAAAACTGTTGATTAATAAAAATAATATTTTATGTGATTATGGGTGTGGAAAATTAGCTAATTATATTTTATCAAACAATAAGAATTGTTGTAAACCAACTTTTGGAAAATGTGAAGCTATAGAACGAAAAATTCCAAGATCTAAAGTCAAGCATAAATATACATATAGTAAATGGATAAATAAATATCCAATTTTGAAAGAAAATGAAGAACTTAGAAGTATAAATGAAATGTTAGAAGTTCAATGTAGAGAATGTAAGAACTGGTTTAGTCCAACTGCGGATCAATTATATTTTAGAATTAAAGCGCTAGAAGATAAGAAAACTATCTATAAAAATAGAAATGTAAATTCTTATTTATTTTGTTCAAATGAATGCAAAGAAAAATCTTTAGAATATAGAAGAAGCAATACTATAGAAACTTCTAAAAAATATGAAAGTTATAGAAATATTGTTAATATAAAAACTATAAAAACTATAAGAAAACATAGAGATAAAATTCTTAATATTGAGAATTGGAAAAAAGGAAATGCGATAGATCATAAATTTTCAGTTAGAGCTGGATTTGATAATAATATATCTACTGATATTATTTCTCACTGGAAAAACCTTGAAGTTATGACATTTTCTATAAATGCAAAAAAACATAAAAAATGCTCAATAACTATTGATAAGTTGATTGAAGAGATTAAAAAAGATGATAAAAATTTTATATTTGAAGGAAAAACTAAATGATTAGATTTGAAGTTTTCAAGCAATATTCACAAGTTACAGATGGATTGCGATATACTATAAAAGAGCAACCATATATGCTGCTGTATCTCTCTGAAAACTCTACATTAATAGATGACTTTCACAAATTAAATATAAGATTAATAGATATTAGAATGGCAGTTATTCCTAGAACTACAATTCCGAGAACATTCTTAACTCCAGAACTTAGAAAAATATATAATAAAATACTGGGGTTATATTCATATCCAGCAAATATGAAAATTCCAAAAAATAAAAATTTTATATTTGATCCTACTAATTTTATAAAGGAGGTTGATGAAACCTATCATCCTGATAACTATAGACAAAAAGCAGGATTTTTAATTAAAAATCAATTAGAAAGCGCCCTTTTAAATTATCCAGGATATAAAAAAGTTTTGATATATTCAATAGATGTTACTAAAACTTTTAATAATTTTGTTGATAGAAAAATATTTCCTATAATTCAAGACTTAAAAAATAATGATATTAACTTTGATGATTTATTACTTGTAACTTTAAATGAATCTTCAGTTCGATATAGATTATTAGTTAAGGATAGAAAATTTGATTTTCAAAAAATTATGGTATATATAAAAACAATTAAACATATTGATCTTGAAGAAGAAGTTGAAGATGAAACAAAAGAAGCATCTGAAAAAGTAGCAGCGATTCTTCCAGCTCATATAAAAAATAAAGAAAAAATAAAAGATGCAGTTAAACATTATCTAAAAAAAGATTCTAACACATTAGATAAGGTTAATAATAATGAATTTAAACCAGAAGAGTTAAAAACAATTGCTATAAAATCAGTTTTCTTTAGATCAACTAATAATATGGTAAGAGCAAATAATATAGTTGACAAAGTTAAACCTGAAAAAATTGATACATTATTAAAAGTTGTTGATAAACATTATGCAGATGAATTAATTCCAAAAAAAGATGTTGTAGACACAACTGATGATTTAGTTGTAAAGTCATATAATGTTAAATCTGCTGTAGGTAATAAAGCTCCAGATCATTTATTTATAAAAAGACAAATGGATTTTAAAACAAATCTAAAGCATGATATGACTAATTCATTTAAGACATTAGAAACTAAAGAGATTCCATTAAAAATTGAAAAAATGGAAATTACAGATAAACCACTTAAAAAGAATGAAATAATGAAATCAGATTTAAGTTTAGTTAAGGTTTCATTAAAAGATGAATTTGGAAAAAAACATAATGTAACAATTGAAATTCCAAAAATTGATCCTAATTCAGGAACGTTTAGAGTAAATGGGAGGACCAAGTGCTTAGTTAATCAAATAGTATTATGTCCAATAACATTTTTAAAACCATATGACTCAAAATTTGAAAGTTCATATTCTACGTTTCATATTAGAAGTAAACGAACAAAGAGAATGAATTATTTAGAAATTTATATGGGTTCTTTCAAAAATTTACCTTTATTAATATTGTTAACATATAGTTTTGGATTTGATGAAACAATGAAACAATATGATATAAAGTATGAAATAAAAACAGAAAAACCAAAAAAGACTGAAAAGTTTGCATGTAAAATAAATGCAACCGAATATATTTACTTTGAAAATATTAATACAGAACTAAAACAAGAATTGATTACATCATTTATAAATGAAGGTATAGATAAATATGATATAAAACATAAATTTGGAACTAAAGAATATTTAAATGATTTGATTATAAAAATCACTGGAAGAGTTAATTCTACATTTCTTTTAAATGCAAACCTTGAAAATATTATTGACCCAGTTGCAAAACAAGTTTTAATAAATAAAGGACTTCCTCATGAGTTGAAATATATAATGCAATATATGGCTACCAAAGTTGTATCAGGTTTTTCTGAAAGTAGAAATGATTTAACAAATCAAAGAATTAGAGGATCAGAAGTAATAGTTAATTTAGCTCAAAAACAAATTTTATCTGCATATACTGTATATAAAGAACAGGTTTTAGCAGGTAATAAAAATGCAGAATTTTTAGTTAATCCAACAAAAGTTTTGAGTGCATTTTTAAATTCAGAAATTGTTGTTGATATGGAATATGCAAACCCAATTGAAGAAATGGCGGTTATGACTAGAATATCTCCAGTTGGAAAATCTATTGGTGGTATTGCAAATGCAAATGCAATTCAATCAAGCGCTAGAAATGTAAGTCCATCTTATTTTGGGAATATTGATCCTCTTGATACACCAGAAGGACCAAATGTTGGAATAACTCAACAATTAGCTTTAGGAGCAATGGTATCATCTTCAAGAGGATTATTTACTACTAAAAAAATATCAAATGAAGAAGGATCTGGAATTTTATCTACTTCTACTTGTATGATTCCATTTATTGAAAATAATGATGGAAATAGAATTCAATTTGCAGCTAATCAATCGAGACAAATGTTACCATTAAAAAACCCTCAACCTCCAGTTATAAGATCTGGGTATGAATCTGTTTTAACGAATGTCTTATCTGATAATTTTATTAAAAAAGTTCCTGAGAGATCTAAAGTTTTATCAGTAACAAGTGACCATATAATATTAGTTGGAAAATCAGGAAAAAAATATGATATTAATTTAACTCCTATTCATTTAAGATCTGGAACTGGTCGAGATACTTTAAGTATTTTTAAAACTAAAGTTGTTAAAGGTCAAATTGTAAATGAAGGACAAATTTTAGCAGAAGGAAGTTGTATAAAAGATGGAGCAATTTCTTTAGGTAGAACTTTATGTGTTGGGTATATGCCCTATAAAGGATATAATTTTGAAGATGGAATTATTATAAATGAAAAATTAGCAACAAATGATATGTTAACATCTTTGCATGGGTTAGAAGAAGAAGTTTTAATTTCTGAAAAAGATAGAGTTTTATTTATAGCAAATATTGGAGATAGACTTAAAAAAGGAGAACCATTACTAAGAAAAACTATTGGAGAAATTGAGCAATTAATTGGATTTGAAGATATTGAAGATGATACAACATCAGTATATGGTCAGGATTTAATTAAGACGAGTCCAGGTGGTCTTATTGTTGATCTTGAAGTTTTTTGTAATGTTAGTGATGAAAAATTTCCAAAATTAAAATTTTATATTGATAGAACAAGAAAAAGATATGGTGTTTCTGCAGATCAAAAATTTGTAGTAAAGGGAGTATCTATAAAAGGAGCTCTTGTAAGATTTAAAATAGAACAAGAATTAAAAATTGAAACTGGAGATAAATTAACTAATAGATTTGGAGCTAAAGGAATCATTACATTAATAGAAAAAGATGATTTAATGCCAAGAACTCCGTGGGGAGATAGATTAGATGTTATATTAAATCCTTTGGGAATTATTGGTAGAATGAATCTTGGACAATTATATGAGTTATATTGTGGATTAATTTCTAGAGCTTTAGTTATTAAATTACTTTCTTCTAAAAATAAAAAGCAAGCGCTAGATGTAATGACAAATGTTTTATCAAAATTAGATACATCTAAAAATAAAGAATATACAAATAAAATGGTTGGATCTATTGCAAAATTAAGCGATAGACAATTTTCATTATTAATTACTCAGATAAAAGATAGTGGTTTTATTCCTATTATAATTCCACCATTTAAAGCTCCCAAACCTAATCAAATAATGGAAGCTTTAAAAATGTTAGATTTGAAACCAGGATACCATTTGTATCTTCCTGAGTTTGGAATTAAAACACACGATGCAGTTCCTGTTGGATATATGTATGTTTCAAAACTAGAACATATTGGAGAGATGAAAATACATGGTAGATCAACTGGACCTGTTGTTGGAAAAACATCACAACCAACACAAGGAAAAAGTAGAGAAGGTGGTCAGAGATTAGGAGAGTCAGATGTTCATGTTTTAATTGGATATAATTGCCCAAAACTATTATCAGAATTAATGGGACCATTGTCTGACGATACTATTAGTAAAAATGAAATGATTTCTGATATAATTCAAACAGGAGAAACAACCTTCAGAGTTCCTAAAATTTCTCCTGCTAAAGATTTATTAAACGCATATTTTATTTCGTTAATGTTGGAGAATAAATAGCGTGTAAAAACTGTTTTATATAGGAGATTAAAGATGAAAACAATTCTCGATGAAATGAAAAATAATGCTTTAATTTCTGCATATGAAATGGTTGTAGGAAAAGATACACAAAATGATGTAAAGAAAAAAGAAGATGTTTTTAAATTTTTAACAATATTATATCCAAAAGAAATGACTAAAATAATAAAGGAAGAAGATGGAAAATAAATCACTTAAAGTATTATTTGCTTATTCAGAACCATTACCAGAAATGGAAGATGAGTATGATGGAGTTGATGAATTAATAGATGATGCTGAAATGAGATCTACTCTTATAGATTTAATTACATCAATTGGATCTGAAGAATTTGAACATATATATAATCTTTTTATAAATGAGATAAGAAATTTTGATATCTCATATCAAATAGCATTATGTAATGAAATTATGAAAAAAATAGAGGAAATATATAACTTTGAATTTTTAGGAAAAATTACATTACATACTCAATCTGACTGTGAAGATATTTATAAATTTTTAAACTTTTTAGAGTTTGATAATATTGATTTTTTTGTAGACTTATTATATGGGATAGTTGAAGACTTAAGAAATGAGCCAATTAGAATAATTATAGAAAACAATTGGTTAATGATTGAAAGTAGAATCTTAAAAGAGAACTTATCACAGTTGGTTATGTTATTTTTGAGAACAAATAATAAAGATGAGTTGATAGACTTCTTTGTATCAAAAATAACTAAAAATAAAGCAATAATCACTATGAAATTATTTGAAAGGAGAATAGAAAATGGCGAGAGTAACAATTAGAAAAGGAAACATGGCTTTAGTGGATATGGATAGGTCAGATCTTATTGATGTGAATCCATCACATGATGGTGTTGTTTTTACGTTTAAAAATAATGCTTATCTTTATTTTACAGATCAGAATCTTCCAACGGCAGTAAAGGAAGTTATGAAGAATACTGCTAACAATTTTCCACTCGCGACTTTAGATTTTGATGTTGGAAATTATAAGAAACCAGTTACAGCAGAGATTAAATAAATTCATTATAAAAACTTGATCTATATATATTAATTAGTATAAGAGTAAGATTTATATTATAATTTCGCTTTACTGTTGAGCATCTATGAATCTTTAAAGTGGCTTCATAGATGCTCACTTATTTTTAACTAAAATTTAACTACTTTTTAAAGGATTTTTATGTTTTTTAATTTAACTAATTTTTTAAAAAAGGAGGTATGAATATTTTACGTCAAATTGATAAAGAGAGGGGGGTGTAAAAGGTTGTTTGAAGTAGAAGTAAAAAAAGAAGATCCAGAACACACAAAAAAAGTAAGAAGAAGAATTGAAGAAAAAATAAGACATTTTAATGGGGAAAAAATTGAAGCATTAGCTGTAGTTCTCGATGTTGATACCAACACGGAGAAGAAGTAAATTATTTATTTTGCAATAATATTATCTATCGCAGCAACCTGTTTACTATTAGGTGCATTGATCGGATATATTCGATTAATTCGCTTAATAGTAAACAGGTTGCTGATTAATTATTTTTTGGTTTTTTGTCATTAAAATATTTAATTAAGGAGGAAGAATGAGAGTTATATCTGTTGAAAAAATTATTGAGAACTTAAATGTACATGTTTATCCTATTACTATTGTTAAATTTCTTTTAAATAAAAGAAGAATTTTATCTTATTTCGAAAAAGCTGCTTCTAATGATTTTGAAATAAGAGGAGTAAAGTATAAACTTGATAATTCTGATTGTGTAATTTGTAATGAGAAAAAGAATGAAGAAGTTTCATGCAGACAGCATACTTCAATAAATAGAGTATTAGAGTCAGACAATGTAATGTTTGATTTGGATACAAATACCTATTTTTATAAAAATGAAATTTTTAGAATTGTTGGAGATAAAGTAGTTATTGTATATTGTCCACATCCAAAATTAATTACTTCTCCAATAACAGATATTAAAGTTCGAAAGATAAACCCAATAACAGTTGAAGATCCAGAGCTTTTAAAGAAAATGTCTGAATCTAAATTAAATAAAGTTAGTGATTTTATTTCAAGTAAATTTTTAGATCAATATATGAAATGTTGGTTTAATGATGAATTCTCAATCGTTACAATTCCTGAAGATAGGAACTTTTCAAATTTTTGCTTAGTACCAAATAGATAAAAATTTTAAAAATTTTAAATAAACAAAGGAGAATTAAACAAATGGAAATTAGTGATTATTCAGAATTATCAGGGATGGCTTTTGAAGCCAAAGAACAAATAGCACCAGAAGATGAGTTTTTTCACTCAGTTTATATTTCTGGACAAACAAGAAAGAACCATATTGGAATTACAGAACAGGTTGGTAAACTTCAAATTAGAGGGGTAGATTATAACCTTGATGAAGTTTTTGGAATTATTACTCATATTAAATCAGTTTTGGTCAAATCTGTTCAAAAACAAAACAGAGAAAGTACTGAATGTTTTTCTTGGTGTCAAGGAGCAGCACCATGGAAAAGTAGTACGGGAAGAATGTGTGGAAAAAATGCTGCAGAAAGAGCATCTGTAGACTATTGTAGTGGTTGCAGATCTCAAATTATTGTAGCAATGATTAGATGTAATCCAGATGGATCTTTATTTTTGAGTGAAAATAAAAAACCTATTTTTATTTTCATTAGAGGAAAAGGAACTAAATATTCAAATGTATCTGAATATTTAAATAATCTTTCAAAATTAGATTTAGATCCTATTTTTACACCAGCAACTCCTGAATCTCTAAAATTTGAAAAGTCTACTGTTAATCATAAGAGATTTATAACAAAAATTAAAGTTGGATTTACTCCGACTAAATTTGGAAATAAATCTGTGTATGAACTTGAAAAACTTTCTGAACTTCAAAAGCAACAAGTTCCTTCATTGCTAAAAGCAGCTAAAAATACAGTAACTAAATTTAATGAAAAGTTTGATTGGTCTCTTAAAGCTGGTGCAAAAACTACTGGATATTCAAATGTACCTGAAGCAGAATCTTTTGGAGAAATTGGAAACGACTCTGTTAAAACGGAATCTAAAAAAGAAGATCCAAAACCACAAAGCTTTAATTTTGATGATGTTGATTTTTAATTAAAAGTAATATTGACCAAGAATTTGGTATTTATAGAAAGTTCAATTCTTTCCTTGGTCAACATATTTGGAGAATACAAAAATGTCTAAATATAATTTATGTGATTATGGGTGTGGTAAACCAGCAAAGCATAGATTTAAGAATGGTAAATGGTGCTGTGAGGATTTTTTTACAAAATGTTCGAATTTTAAACCTAAAATTAAACGTTCTGGAAAAGATCATGGAATGTTTAATAAACATCATACTCAAGAAGTTAAAGATAGAAATAGAGAAATTACAAATAATTTTACCTTATTTGAAAATCTTGAAAATATATTATGCGATTATGGTTGTGGGAAAGAAGCAAAATATATTTTGAATAATGGAAAATATTGTTGTAATGGATATACAGTCCAATGTACAAATATTATAAAACGAACAATAGTTGGAGGATTTAAAAACAAACTTACTTTTGATAAATACAAATTGAAGCACCCAAAACTTTTTGAGGTTGAAGAGATAAGAGAAAATAATGGAATTATTGAAGTTAAATGTAAATTTTGTAGAAAATGGTTTAATCCAAAATATGAACAATTGAGAGCAAGAATTGGTTGTATAGAAAATAAAATTAGAAAAGAGAATTGCTATTTCTTTTGTTCTGAAAACTGTAAAATAAAATCCCCTGATTATTTAAGTGGATTAAGAAAAGATCCTGTTGAAGTAAAAAATTTGAATAGTTATAGAGAAGAAGTTATTAGATTAACAGGAATTACTACAAGAAAGAATAAAAATAAAATAAAATTTATAGAGTTAAGAGGTAAAAAATTTAAAAAAGCTCTTGATCATAAATTTTCAGTAATTGATGGTTTTAAAAATAATGTTGATCCAAAAATAATGGCTAATATAAATAATTTAGAAATAATAGATGAATCTTTAAATAATTATAAAAGAGGAAAATCTTCAATAACATTAGAAGAATTATTAAAAACTTATGAAGAATAGCGAGAAATTAATCATATGTCAAAAACAACTGAAGAAGCGAAGCATTTTGAAAGATTAGATATATCAATTCTTAGTATTGGTAAAATTAAAAATCTTATAAAACAAAATATTAAAAATAATTTAAGGTGCTTAGATAATGGAGTGGATTTAGAACGAATAACTATCCACATAATTGGTCCTGCTGGTGTTGGAAAAACTTTTTGCATGAAACAAATTGCTGATGAATTATCTAAAGAATTAGGAGTAAATTTTCAATGTACTATAATTAAAGCGCCAGTAATAAGTAGAGATGATTTACTTTGCCCATTTCCTGAAATAAATAATGGGTCAACTAAATTTAAAATGTTATATTCAGATTTTATTCCCACAGATAAAGATAGTTATGGATTATTTGTAATTGATGAATTTGAAAGAGGAGACACACAACTGAAACAACTTTGCTGGCAAATTCAAAATGAACAGAAAATTCATGTATATGATTTTCCTCGTAGATGGTTTGTGTTATCACTTGATAATCCAGATGATTCAGAATATTCTATGGACTATCTAAGTGATGCAGCTGGATTAAGAAGAATGTTACATATTTATACAGATGTCTCAGTTCCCGATTTTCTATCATATGCTGTTTCTAATAATTTTCATCCATATGTAATAGAATTTATTCAGGTTCATCCAGAATATCTATATGATTTTACCAGTCAGAAACTTGGTAGAATTTTTTCAAATCCAGCATCTTGGCATAAGGTAAGCAATATTTTATGGGGTTATGGAACTGAAAATGAAATATTTAAAAATTTTAATGATATTGATGCACAATGTTCTGGACTTTTGAATAATTCAATGACTAGATTATTTACTGATTTTATGAAAAATAAAGACAATGATATTAGACCAAAAGATATTGTTAATAATTATAAAGATGAACGAAAGAAAATTAAGACACTGATTGAAGAATCAAATAATACAAAAATTGGACAAATAATGCAATCATTTTTGACATATCTTTCTACTTCAAAACCTGATATAAATTCAAAAGAATTACAAAATATTTCCAGATTTCTCCTTGATGTTCCAGCAGATATTGGGGCAACTTATTTTACAATGGTAAAAGAAATAAAAGAGAGAGATGAATCAGCATTTAAATATTTAACTAAAATTCAAATGGATTTAATGAAAGATGATGAATATAGAACTAAGTTTTATGAAGCAATGGTTGATATGTCTAAAAGGTCAAGGAGCTAAGAATGACTCCATTAGAGACAGGACAAGTAACTGTAAGTCCAGCAGAAAAAATTAAAGATATTATAGGACAATTAGTTCTAAGAGATTCCTTTTGGGGATATCTATTTTCAAGAGTTGGAAAAATAGAAGATGAAAGTTTTCCTTCTGTTGCAGGAATTGGCGCCTTAAAAGATGGAATGCTTTATCTGTTTTATAATCCAATTATGGTTTCAAAAATGAATGATAAAGATATTGAAGTTGTTTTATCTCATGAAGGAATCCATATCTTAAATAAACATATAAGTAGATTAATAAAAATATGGGCAGATGAAACTATAGAATCTGAAAAACAAAAGAAAATGTTAGTTTGGAATTTTGCAACTGATTTTAATGCAAATGCTATGATTAATGCACCTGATAAACTAATGGTTGGTGATAAAGAAATAAAATTATTAAAAGCTAAAGATTATAAATTAAAAGATGGTGAAACATCTGAATTCTATTATTATAAACTATTAGAAGAATATGAGAAGCAAAAGAAAAATTTTGATAAAAGTGGATCTGGATCTTCTCATGAAAAATGGTTAATAGAAAAAGAAGGTCAGGGATCAGGAAGTGAAACAGGAGTAGGTCATGGAAAATGGACTAGTGATATAAAAGAAGTTTCAGATTTATATTCATTTGCAAGAAGAGTTGAGCAATCAACAAAAGAGATGGTTTTTAAATCATCTAAAGCTGTTAGAAACAGAGGGACTCTACCTGGTAATTTACAAGAATTAATTAATCAATGTTTGAAGCCACCAGAAGTTCCTTATTATCAAATAATTAAAAAATTGGTTAGAGGGTCAAGACTTGCTAAATATAAAATGGCATATACAAAAATAAATAGAAAAAGAACCTATTTATTTTTAACAGGAGAAAAGAAAGGATTACCTCAAATTTCTCCTTTCCCAGGTAAGACTAAAGATACGACTTTTAATATTTCATTAATATCTGATACATCTGGAAGTATGTCACAAGAGGATATTTTAGAGTCTTTAAAAGGATTGAAAAGTATTATTGAAAGTGATAGATATTGTGTTACAACTGTAATTCAATGTGATACTGATGTTCGTAAAGAATATACAGTTAAAAGAGTAAAAGATATTGATTTTGAAATAAAAGGAAGAGGCGGAACAACTCTAGCACCTGGTTTATTTAGAGCTAAAGAATTAGATACAGATGTTAGTCTTGTTTTTACAGATGGATATTGTGATAATATAAATCAAATTGAAAGGAAGTTATTACCTAAAAAAATAATTTGGGTTCTAACTCCAGATGGTAATAAAAATACTATTGATAAAACGGGATATATAGTAAGGATACCTAAATGAAAAATATATTATTTATTGAATTTTATTATATATTACCCAATAATAGTATAATGGTATTAAATAATGGTTTTTCTCCTTGTTATAATTTATGTAATAATATAATTTCTATAGAAATAAGATTAGATGATCTTGATTACACATTAAACTTATTACGAAAAGCTCTCACTTTAGAAAAGTTTGATATGGTATATGTATCATCTTTTTATTTATGGCATACTATTTTTGTCTATAAAATAGCATCAGAATTTCCAAATATAAATTTTATAGTGGGTGGACCAGATGCAAGTTCTTCTAAAGTAAATACAAAATTATTATTTGAACAAGATAATTTTAAATTAACATCTGAACCATTAAGATCTATATTTCCTGAGATATATCATGAAAGAAAATGGGGCCTTAATTTTCCAAAATTAGAAAGTAATATTAAAAATATTGAATTTTCAATGTGTAATTCTAGAAGAACCTGTAGTTGGGGGAAGTGTAAATTTTGTACATCAAATAGTAAATTTCCAAGAATAAATTCTGGAGATGACCCCATAATAAATTTTATTGAAAATATTCCTACAGAACTAAGAGAAACTAAACAATTGCTTATTCATACTCAATTTCCTGATATTACTTTTAAGGAACTAAGAGAATTAACACCCATTTTTAATTATGATATAAGAATTAATTATTGTTCAGCACTTAGAGCAGTAAAAATTGATAGACTAAAAAAATTTAAGGATGTTTTAGTTGAAATATTAAATCCTAATAGAATTTCATTTCAAATAGGGATAGAATTTTTATCAAATAGAATGTTAGAGTATATGAATAAAGGATTAACTGTTGATGATTATGTAGGAACTATTACTTTATTACAAGAATTAAATTTTTCTATAAATTTAAATATTATTCTTGGATGGAATAATTTAACTTTTAATGATGTTAAAGAATTTAATAATGCATTGGAAAAATTTGATAGTTCTAAAGTTCGTATAGTTTTAGGTAGATTTTATGCTACTAATGAAACTAAACCTTATTTTGAAAAAGATATAATTGAGTGTGAAGAAGAAGATAGAGGAAAACTTATTTTTAATCGGTATTATTTTAAATTGTCAGATAAAAAACAAATAAGTTTTAATAATTTAATTGAAAAAATATGTAAAAATAAGTTTGAAGTATTAAATTATAATAATAATATATTATTGTCAAAAGCTGTTTTATGTATTGATAAACTATATAAAGATGCTAATTTAACTTTTAAAACTTAAAGGATACCAAAATGAAAAAAAGTGAAAATAGAAAAATTTTTGAAAACTTTAAAAAAGAACTTGATAAAATAGAAGAAAGATTTAGCGAGTTATCAGCATCTAGAATGAACTTAGAAGACGCAATTAAAAATTTTGCATTAAAAATACTTAAGGAAGAAAAAGTTTTAACTAATTATCATTATGGAATAAATTTTAGAAATAAAAAATATTCATTATTTGTTGATGAAGATATACGACCAGATTTCAAAAAATTAAAAGAATTATCACTATCAAGTTGGCCGAGTTTTTATATACCCGAAGATATAACAGTAAGTCTCGATGTAGATGATAATGAGTTATACATTTATGGATTTAAATCATTTCAAAGTTTAATAGATTTTGTAAATGAATATGAGTTAAAGGTTGATTTTTCAAAAATGTATGATGAGTCAAAAAATTTAAAAAATGAATTAAGAAGTATAACCAGATTGATTAAAAAATTAAGTCGGGGTAAAAATTAAATATGAAAATTACATCAAAATTTCATTGCTCAACTTGTAAAACTGAAGTTGAGCTTAAAAGAGAATGTAAAATAGGACCAATGTTATTTGAGAGGCATACAAACCGTTGTAGTTGCTCATATTGTATGGGTCTAAAAAAGAAAATTGGATTATGGTTACCAGAAGATAAATCTTGGAATAGTTGGAGAGTTATATATTTTAAATTATTTGGATATAATTTTTATTTAAGATGGACCCTACCAAAACCTAAAGGATTGTAATATGGGATATAATGGTGAAGATAAATGGGAAATGTATGGAAAAGAATTTAGCACTTCAGTTAGAACATTATCTGAATTAAAAAGTTTACTTATTAAACACCTTGAAAGTTTTGATGTAAATAAAGCAACTTCTAGTATTAAATCCGAAGATTATAAAATAACTAATATTAGATTTTCTATAAAAAGGATATCAAAATGAAAAGATGGGGAGTTGGGGTAAACAATTATTATTTTACAGGTTCAATAATTTTAGAAGAAGCACCTTGGTATATTTTTCTAATTGAATATTCTATTCATTTTATTTGTCATTGGATTCCGAGAATTCCTCTTTCTAAACATATTAAAATTATACGAGAAGGGGAAGAATATACTTTAAGAGATTATTATGGAACAACTGGAGATCTTTTTCATATTTATATTTGTAGTCCAATTTTTGAATGGTGTTGGAATAGAATTAAATGGCAGACTATTTCGTTTCCGTATACTATGTTAAAAGAACAATTTCCTGATAGATTTGAAGATGAAAATGAATATTTAGATAAAGATAGTGATGAAGAAGAAAAAAAGAATGTAAAAGATAATCTTGAATATTCAACAAAAATAGGTGATGAATTTAAAATTGTATATGATAAACTAAGTAATATATCAACTGTAAGAATGAAAAAGTTACATTATATATAAGGAGATAAATAAATGCACTTCACAGTTTTAGTTATTGGGGATGATTTTGAATCTCAGCTAGAACCTTTTTGGGAATTGGATCTACCAAAAGAAACAATAAAAGATGATTATAGAGCTGAATTTCATTCTGATGTAGTAAAAGAAATATTAGAAGAAGATTTTATAAAATATAAGCAAGAACTAAAAAGAGATTGGGTTGATAAAGTAGTTCCTTTAGAAGATGATTATAATACTTTAGATGAATATGCATTAATTCAACATGGATATTATTTTGATGAAAAAACAAATTCTTATGGGTATTATTTAAATCCTAATTCTAGATGGGATTGGTTTACTGTTGGTGGAAGATGGACTGGTTATTTCAAACTAAAGGAAGGACGAACTGGAGATATAGGACAACCAGGAACTGGAAACAATAAACCAATAGAAGGATATGTTGATATAGTTAGAAAAGGCGATATAGATTTTGAAGGAATGACTAAAGATAGTATAGAAACTGCTAAAAGAAGTTGGGAAGAAGCTAAATCTGAAAAAGATAAAGCAATGAAGAACTTTAGTTATGGTATTGAAGAAAATGACACAGAAGAAACATATATAAAAAGAATGTCTAATTTTAAACCCAATTCTATTTTGTATAACGGAGAGTGGATTGAAGATATGCTAGATAGAGAATTTAAAGAATTAATAGAAAGAATTCCTAATAATACAATATTGACTATTGTAGATTGTCATATATGAAAAGGTGCTTAAATGGATAAAGAAAAAGAGTTTCATAGTCAACCAATTTATAAATGTATTTTACCAAATGAAGTTTGTAAATATTCATGTAGTCTTACAAGAATTGTAGTTTGTTCAAAGAAAGAATCTCCATGTTGGATTGGGACAAAAGAACATAAAGAATGGGAAAAATTTGTTTTAGGTCCAGATTCACCTGCTAGAGGATATGAATTTTATTAAGGAGGACAATGTCTAAAACTTATACATCTAAAGATATAAAAGTAATGGATGAAATTGAGCATATAAGACTTAACAGTGGTATGTATATTGGAGAAACCACTAATCCAGTTCATTTGATAGAAGAATGTTTGGATAATGCTTTGGATGAAGCAATTGCTGAATATGCTAAAATAATTGCAATTAATATAAACACCAAAAATAATACTTTTTGTGTGATTGATGATGGGAGAGGAATGCCCTTTGATAATGATATAGCAATAACTATTGCAACCAAAATGTTTTCTGGTGGAAAATTCAAAGGATCTAAAACTGCATATGAAGTATCAGCAGGAAAGCATGGAATTGGATTAGTTGCTGTAAATGCATTAAGTGAAAATTTCACAATTGAAATATATAGAGATAATAAACATGCTAAATATATATTTCAAAATGCTATCTTAAAAGAAAAAATAATAGAAAACTTTAAAGATAAAAAACCATTTAGCACTAAAATTCAATTTAATCCATCTAAAAAATATTTTGAAAGTTTAATTCCTAATATTGATAAGTTAAGAAAAAGATTATTAATATCTTCAGCTGAAATTCCAAATTGCACTTTTATTTTGAATATGGATAAGAAAAGAGAAATTATTAAACTATCAAAAGGTGAGTTTTTTAAATCTTATTGTATGACAGATGTGGATAAAGAAACATCTCCTGTTATAAATATAGTTTCAACTGACGATAAAGAAAAATTTGATATTACATTTGGTTATTCGTTTGATGGTCCAATAACTCCAAAAGTAATATCATCTGTTAATTTACTTCCTGTTGAATCTGGTGGAACTCATATAAATTTATTCTTTGATATGGTTAAAGATATATTTACAACTAAAGGGAAAAAATTAAATTTGAAATTTACACCTCAAGATTGCTTATGTGGTTTAAGGGTTTATTTTTCACTTTATTTGAAAGAACCGGAGTTATCAGGTCAAGTAAAGGATAAGCTAATAAATAGAAAAGAATATTTTGATAAATTAGTTGTAAAATTAAGAAATCAATTAGATTCATATTTTAATAATAATTCCGAAGTTTTAGAGTCAATGTTAAATTTCTTTGTTGAGATTAGAAGGAAAGTTGACTCTAAAAAAGTAAAGAGTGAAACTCATGGAAGAAGATCTTCAACTAAATTTACAAAACTAAGAGATTGTTCAGGAATTCATGGAGAGTTGTATGTGGTTGAAGGAGATTCAGCTGGTGGTGGGTTTATAGATTGTAGAGATGCTAAAAGACATGCTATAATGCCATTAAAGGGAAAAATTCCATCTATTGCGAATAAAGAAGATATTTTGAAAAATAATGAAATAAAAGAATTTATTCAAGCGTTGGGTTGTGGTGTCGGTCCAGCTTTTGATATTTCAAAATTAAGATATAATAAAGTAATATGTGGAGTAGATCCTGATGCAGATGGGGGTCACATATTTTGTTTATTAACAATTGCTTTAGCAGCTCTAGCACCTGATGTTATAAAAAAAGGCCATTATTATTTAGTTCAAGTTCCTCATTATGCATTAATTCATGGAAAAGAATTTACTCCATTATGGACAGCAGAAGAGGTAACTAAATCTAAAAGTCATAAAGGACAAGTAATACTTGTGAAAGGCTTAGGGCAGCTCAACCCAGATCAATTAAAAGTATGTTGTCTTGATGAAAAAACAAGAAGATTAATTAAAGTTGTATATACATCAGATTTAAAGGAAATAATGGAACTTTTTACGAATGTAAATAAAAAAAGAGAACTTTTGAATGGAGAATTAAATGGATAATTTAATCCCAAAACTTTATAGGGAATATGGATTATATGTAAATGAGTCTAGAGCATTTCCATTATCACAAGATGGATTAAAACCTGTTGAAAGAAGAATATTATTATCAGCATATCAAGTTGCAAAAGATAAATTTGTAAAATCTGTAAGAGTTGATGCACATTGTTTGGTTGGAAAAACAAAAATTAAAATAACAAATGGAATAAAAACAATTGAAGAATTATATAAAGAAAATTATAGAAATTTCTATATTTTTGGATATGATTTAAAATTAAATAAACCCATTATTACCAAAGCAGATTGTGTTAGTCTGACAAAATTTGTTAATAAAATAATAAGAATTACAACGGAGAGTGGTATAATTGAGTGCACAGAAGATCATTTATGGTTAACAAAAGAAGGAGAATATAAAGAAACTAAAGAATTGATAATAGATGATTCTTTGGAAGTTATGGAATTTGGAATTCCAGATAAAAACAATATATTTAAAAATAATTGGGTTGGCTGTTATCCATATGAAGTTGTTGAAAACAATGGAAATTTTTATAAAAGTCATTTTTTAGCAGATGAATATAATTGTAAAAATAATTTAGAAATATTATTTGAATTAATTGATGGTTTTGATAGACATCATAAAGATAAAAATATATTAAATAATGACCCAGATAATATAACAAGAATGATTGTAGGAGATCATTTAAAATTACATTATAATTTTTGGTTTAATTATAAAAATGGAAAAATATTTTTATCTGAAAACGGAAAAAGAATTCAAAGAGAACATCCAGAAATAGCTAAAGCTCTTGTAGAATTTACTAAACAAAAAAGTATAGATGATCCCACATGGCTGAGCAATAATGGAAAAAAATGTTGGAATAATCTTAACGAAGAAGATCGTAAAAAACTTTCAAGAAAAATAGGAGATGGAATAAGAAAGTTTTATAGAGAAAATGGATCAGAAGAAAAAAGTAAAAAAACAATTGAGTACTGGAAACAAGATTCAGAGTTAGTTAAAATTCATAGAGAAAAAAACAGATCAGCTGGGGTAATAACATCAAAAAAGAATTTTGAAAATAACCATAAAATTAAAATATTAAAAACTCTAAAAAAAATTATTGATAAAAATTTAGATCTGAATGAAGAAACATATAACTCTAATAGAGAAAAACTTTATCCACTGTATAATAAAATTTTGAAATATTTTAATTCATATGAAGAAGCAAATGAAGAAGCAAAAAAATATACAAATCATACTATACTAAATATAGAAGAAATTAATTTAGAAACTCCAATTCCAGTGTATGACATAATAAACTCAGAAAATTACCACAATTTTGTTGTTATGTTTGATGATAATACTGGAGTAATTTCCCATAATTGCTTGGGGCATTTTCATCCTCATTCTACCGTATATCAATCAATTGTTCAATTAGTTCATCAAGGATTTTTAGATGGTCAAGGAAATTTTGGAAACAATATTGGACTAGAACCGAGTCCAGCGGCTGCTATGCGGTATACTGAATGTAAACTTTCTAAATTTATTAATAATATAGCTTTTAGATTAATTGATTATGTTCCTTGGGGTGAGTCAGAGTTAGATGATGAACCAGAATATATTCCATCAATGTTTCCTTTGTGTCTTTTAGGAAAAGAATATACGGTTGGAATTGGATTTGGATATAAAACTTTAATTCCTTGTTATACTCCTGAAGATCTTAAAAGTAGATTGTTTTATTTATTAGGAAAAACAAAAGAAAAACCTATAATTAAACCAATCACAGATTGTAAGATTTTATCAACTGATAAGGATTTTGAAGAATTATTAACAACTGGAAAAGCTGTTATTTCATTTCAAGGAATTCATAAAATTGATAATGTTAAAAGTAAAGCTGTAATAAAAAATTGGCCACCTGGAAAACGATTTGAATCTATTTTATCAAAGTTTGATAAAGAATTAACAAATCAAGATATTGGATTTATTGATGAATCATCAAAAGACAATGGTGGAACTCATATAGTTTTTGAAGTTTTAAAATCTAGAAATAAGAATGATATTTTTAGAACATTTTCTAAAAAGTTAGGGGATGTTTTAAAAGGTTCTATTTCTTTTGAAATGATTGTAGTTGATTCTGAATCAAGAACTCCAAAATTGATGTCCGTTGATGAGATGTTGCTTAAAACTTATAATATGTATAAAGCAACAAATGAGATAATGTTAAAGTCTGAAGAAAAAAGATTTAAAGATTTAATAAATGAAAATAAATTGATTCAAAAGATAAAACCATCTTTGTCTAAACAATTACAATCAAAAGAAACTGATGTTGATAAAATAATTGATGCAATAAGTGCAGATACATTTATTGATAGAAATGTGGTTAAAGATATTATTCAAAAACATAGAATTTCTAAGTTGTTATCTGTTAAAAATGATTTGAAAGAACTAGAAATAAGAATAGTAGATATAGTTGATTGTATAAAGAATATAGATAAGTTTGTTTTGAAACAATATACTTAAAAGGATTATGTTATGGAAAAGATGAAATTTTACGAATATGAGTGCAAGGATTGTAAAAATGGAAGTTTATTTGTAAACATTCTTTTAAACTATCCTTGTCCTAATTGTTTTGATGGAAAAAGAACATGGTTAGATGATATAATTCCTCCATCAAAAAAGAAATATGAGTCATTAAAAAAACATTCTATAAATAAAAACATACAGGAGTTAGAGTCACGATTAAAACTAGAATGTTCAAAAATTGGAATAGAAACTACATTTGAAGCAATATTTACAAAAGATAATCATAAAACTGTATGTATAAAAGAAATTTACCCAGATATTGAGGACTTGGATTAAATTATGAATGAAGAATTTGATGAATGTAATCAATGTAAAAATGGAGTTATATATAATAATATAAAATTGTCATATCCTTGTCATAATTGTTTTGATGGAAAAAAATCTTGGTTGGATAGTATAATTAAACCACCAAGAGAAAAATATCACCGGTTATATCTTAAATATTTCTGGGATAATTTTTATATTTTAAGAAGTGCTATATATAGTGAATGTTCTAAAGTTGGATGTTTTGCAAAAGTTGAAATTGAACCTAGCAGATATGATAGAGATTTGAAATTTGTAGTTGATAAATCTGTTGCTATAGAATCTGCTACAAATTATATACTAAATAAGGATAAGGTGAGATTTTGAAATGCCATATATAAAACCAGAACTAAGAAGAAAGTTTGATACATGTTTAACTGAACTTCAATCTAAGATTCTTGAAAAAGGTGAATTAACATATTGTTTATATAAATTATGTTCATTAGTTTTAAAAACTAAACAATATAATTATGAAAGTTTATCGTCTATTATGTCTTGTTTAGAGGACTCAAAATTAGAGTGGTATAGGAAAAAAATGGCACCATATGAAAATATGAAGATTGATGAAAATGGAGATATATATTAATGAATAAAAAATTTACTGGAATTGGAGTAGATGCTGGAATGATTATGATTTGTGATGAATCATATTATGAGCAATATAATTATACAAAAGATCCTTTATTAAGTCAAAAGTTTAAACTTAAAAATGGTAATTATAATTGTGATTGGAAGATACCAAAGTCTTGGAATGGAAAAGTTGAAGGAAGAGGAATTTTAACTGTAAATTCAGAAAAAGTAATTATTTCTGACCCATGTTATTGTATTGGTGGAAAAAGTGATGGGTTTCAAACTGATGGTTGGGATAGATGGTTATCTGATACAGATTACGGAAATAATATTCCAATGGGTTGTTTAATTCTTGATAAGATGGGTGGAGATGGTTGTTATACTGTTCATTTAAAGTTAAAGGAGATATAATGTCTTTAAAAATATCAAAAGGAAATATGTATCCTTGGGTTACACACATGCATGCTCATCTGGGTGGAGAATGTAGTCATAAATGTTCTTATTGTTATGTTGATAATCCGATTGGTGGAAGATTGGGTAAATTTCAAGGACCAATAAGATTATTAAAACCAGAATTTGATGTAAAATATGGGTCAGAAAAAGCAATTTTTATTGAGCATTGTAATGATCTTTTTGCATCAGATATTCCTGATAATTTCATTGATAAAATAATAAAACATACAACACATTATCCAAAAAACTTTTATGTTTTTCAAACAAAAAACCCTATAAGATACAAAGATTTTTTGGATAAATTTCCGCCGAAGTGTATAGTTGGCTGCACAATTGAAACAAATAGAGATATGAATAAAATATCTAAAGCTCCGAATCCATTTAATAGATATTTGGAAATGAAAGAATTAAGTGGAAAAATTCAAACATTTATAACTTGTGAACCAATTTTAGATTTTGATATAGAAGTTTTAGCAAACTGGATTGTAAATATTAAACCAGTTTTTGTAAATATTGGCGCCGATTCAAAAAATCATAATCTTGAAGAACCATCAATTGAAAAGGTTATGGAATTAGGAAAAATGATTTCAGATGCTGGAATTGAAGTAAAGGAAAAAAGAAATCTCGATAGATTGAGAGGTAAATAATGTTTACGGTAACTAAAAGCTTTAAAATTCCTATTGGACATCGTCTTAGTTTGCATAAAGGACTTTGCAATTCAATTCATGGGCATAATTTAAAAATTGATATTGAAATTGTAAGACAAGAATTAAATGAAAATTTTATGGTTATAGATTTTTATGATCTTAAGAAAATATCTAATGAAATTATAGATAAATGGGATCATGCTTTATTATTAAATGATACAGATAGGCGTTTTATTGATAATTCAAAGAAGTTAATTAATCCTGAAAAAGTTTTCTGTCTTTATTTGGGAGATCCAACTTCTGAGAATATGTGTTTTGTATTATATAATTTATTATTTCAAAAATTTAAAGAATTTGATCCTTGGTTGAGATTAAAATCAGTAACTATATGGGAATCAGATGAATCAAAAGCAAAGTATGAAGGATAAAAAAAGGATAAATAATGTCTCAAGATAAAATAATAAGAAACTCAGGAATTGTTATACCAAAATCAGTTGTTGGTGCAGATCAGATAACTTACATAAAAGATTTTCTGACTAGAATAGTTCCTTCATATCAAAACTCTCCACCAGTAAGATTGAAATTTTATTTGGAAAACGATGAAGCTATTAAAGTTCCTAGATATTTTCCAATACAACATTTTACAGATTCAGAAGTTATTGATATTAGAAAAGAAGGACAGGATATAGATATAAAACATAATATTGTATTAAGAGATGATTTACAGAAAAATGTTGTAAACTATATGTTAAATAATACTAATGGAATTGTTCGTGCTGCACCGGGTTCTGGGAAGACGATTATTGGGGTTTTTGTTGTTTCTGAGTTACGAAAAAAAACAATAATATTAACTCACCGTGATAATTTAGTGAATCAATGGATTGGACCAGGAACTAAAGAAAAAACTCAAGGATTTCTTGGATTTACAAATATTTCTTCTGATGAAATAGTTAGATTAACTTCATCTAACTTTAATGAATGTTTGAAAAAATCAATTATAGTATCTACAACACAAACTATTTTATCTTTACTAAAGAGAAATAGAGATGAATTTCTTTACGAATTAGCAAATAGTGGTATTGGAATATTAATTTCGGATGAAGCGCATGTTGTAACAGGAGCTCCAACATTTTCTGAATGTTCGTTACATATCCCTGCATATAGAACTTATGGACTCAGTGCAACGCCATCACGACATGATGGAACGGAAGATGTAATGGAATATCATCTTGGTCCAATTTATTCACCAGAGGGTGCTGCATCGGTTATGAATGGTCGTGTTGTAGTTGTTCTATTTGATTCTGGTCTTCTTCCAAAAAGCACAGCGTATATTTATTGGGGTGGAATGTTTCAGAGATCAAGGTATTTATCTATTCTTAAAAAATCAAAAATATTTATGAACATTTGTGAAACACTACTAAATAAATTTTATAAAGAAGGTCGAGATATTTTATTTGTTGGGGAAAGAATAAAATTATTAGAAGAACTTTTTAAAAGAATTAAATCTAATGATAAAGGATTATTTATTGGAAGTGCTAAATTAGATATGATTGAAAATAAAGTTACTTTTTCAACTCCTAATAAATGTCGAGATGGTATCGACCTCGTGAGTAAGAATTTAGTTATAATGTCAAGTCCTATAGGTAATGTTGAACAAATGACAGGTAGAGTTTTAAGAATACAAGAAGGAAAACTTGAACCTATAATAATTGATATGGTTGATATAAATATTCATGAAATCAGTGGAACTTTAAATAAAAGATTGGATTTTTATAAAACAAAAAACTGGGATATTAAATATATCTTAGTATCAAGTGATGGAAACAAGAGAGAAATATCTAGTGACGAACTAGAAACAATTTTAAAATAATCTAGAACAAACAAATATATACATATATTTAAATAAATATATTTAGGAGGACTAGATTATGCAGATTTTTACGAATAATATTGATGCGGATGTTTATGACCAGATTAAAATTTTAGCAATCAAAAGAAAGAAGAAAATATCTGAAATTATATCAGAAGCGCTTGTTGATATTTTGAGGAAATACGAAAATGAGTGAATATAATCTTTGTAGTTATGGTTGTGGAAACATAGCAACATTTCAATTTAAAAATGGTAAATGGTGCTGTTGTAAAAATTTTAATTCTTGTCCTAATCAAATTATAAAAACTAAAGAAAAAACATACGAGAAAATATATGGTATTGAAAAAGCTGCTGAATTAATAAACTTAAGACGAAAAGCATTTGAAGGGGATAAAAATCCATCTAAAAAACTAGAAGCAAGAATAAAAATGTCAAAAAAATTAAAAGGAAAAAAATGTTGGTGTAAGGGACTAACAAAAGAAACTAATTTATCTTTAAAAGCATCTAGCGAAAAAATGAAAAAAACTCCAAAAACAAAAGAACATAATCAAAAAAATTCAATTTCTCATAAAGGAAAAACTCCTTGGAATAAAGGGTTAACAAAAGAAACAAATTTATCTTTAAAATTAATGAGTGAAAAATTGAAAGGAAGGAAAAGACCAGATGCATCATTGTATATGATAAATGGCGGATCTTGTCATGCATCATCTTTTATTAAAAACCCATCCAAACCTCAAGTTTCTTTATATAATTTAACTAAAGAGATTTTTCCTGAAGCTATTTTGAATTATCCTGTTGAAGAAGTAAATAAAAATTTAGATATAGCAATTCCTTCTTTAATGATTGCAATTGAATATGATGGGTCATATTGGCACAAAAATAAAGAGGATGATGATAAAAGACAAAAACTTCTAGAAAGTTTTGGTTGGAAATTTATAAGATATAGAGATCGTATCCCATCGTCAGATGGTTTATTAAAGGATATTCAAATAATAAGAGGTGAATAATGAAATTTAAGAGAGATTTTATAACAAATAGTTCATCAACTTCTTTTGTATTAGCAGGATTTAATATTTCAGAAGAAGGTCATAGTTATGAAGAAGTAGAACGAAAAATACATGAGTTTGAAAAACATAGAGAAAAATCATATTATTATGGATTTGGACTTGAAGGTGGTGCTGATACCAATGATAATCTAATTATAGGTAGAATTCTTATTGATATTGATACTTATCAAGAATATGAAGAAATAGATTTTAATACTGATATTAGTGATGTTATTGAACTTGCGAAAGAGTTTGGAGTCAATAAAAAAGATATTAAGTTTATTGTTTCTACTAGACAATCGTAATTAAAGGAATGAAAAATGAAATTTTTATTTTCAGCTGACTTACATTTATCAGGTTATCTTCAAGATAAAGTCGTCAAAGAGTCTAATCTTCCTGAGAGATTAGACTCAATTAAAAATATAATGTATCAGATGTCCGACTATTGTAGGACTAATGATATAGATAAAATAATTTTAGGTGGAGATTTATTACATAACAAGTCAGTAATTTATACTGATGCTCAAAGTGTATTACTTAATTATTTTCGTAATAATAAAGATTTATATTTTTATGTAATAGATGGTAATCATGATTTGGGAAGTCGTGGTGAAAATCCAAATTCTGCTCTTGAATCTTTAGATTCTGAATCAAATGTTTATAGATTTAAACAATCTGGGTATCTTGAGAATAATAAAGAAATCTTTATTGTTCCTTATAGCACTAAAATGACTACAGAAATTAAAGAGAATAGTTGTAAATATTTAATATCTCATTTCGGATTAAATGAAGCGTTTCTAAATTCTGGAATAAGTCTTGTGTCTGATTTAGGAATAAAAGATTTAAAAAATAAATATAAATTTGTGTTACTTGGACACTATCATTCTCCGCAAGAAGTTCCATCAGAAGAAATTGATATTTATTATGTGGGTTCTCCGATCCAGCGAGATTGGGGAGAAAAGAATGAAATCAAGAGGTTCCTGGTAGTTAATACAGAAAAAGATCAAATCGTAAGTATTCCTACAACTGGATATAAGAAGTATATAGAATTACAATTAACTAAGGAAAATAAAGATGAAATTGTAAATCAAGCAAATGAATATAAAGCAAATGGGCATGATGTTAAACTTATCAAAAAAGAAATATTTGATACAGATGATATTTCACAAGATTTAAGGATTGTTGAAAAAATTGAAAAAGATATTACAAATCGTGGAATTGATTCATCTATGTCTATGGAAGAAAAGATCTTAAAATATCTTGAGATTAAAAATATTCCTAAAGATAAAATTGATAGATATAAAAAAATTGGAATTGAAATAGTATCATCTATTTCAGGAGGATAAAATGGACGAGAATGAAAGAAATCCTATTAATGTAAATGTTCTTTTTACTGATATACTTACTCTCTTATTAAATTTAGATAATGGTGTAAATTTATCAATTTGTAAAAATATAGTTTCATGTGTTATGCATAATTTAACACCAGAAGATTTCAGTGAAGAAGTAAAATTACATTTTTATGGAACTGCATATGGGGGTGATCTTAAAGTAGATTATCCAAAAGAATATGATAAATTATGTAAATTATTTGGGTGTCTTGCACTATGAGAACTGTAAACTTCAGAAAAGTAGTGATGGAAAATTTCTGTTGCTATAAGAATAGATTAGAATATGAGTTTAAGAATGATACAATAGTTTTAGTAACAGGTCCTAATGGTGTTGGAAAATCTACAATCTTTTCTGCTGTTCCTTATACTTTATATGGCGTTAGTCCTACAGGACTCAAGGGTGAAGATGTCGTAAATAATGAAGTAGGAAAAAATTGTTATACAGCATTAGAGTTTGATATTGATGAAGATAAATATCTTTGCGAAAGATATGTTAAAAACTCTAAATTAGGAAATACAGCAACTTTAAAAAAGAATACTGTTTTAATTAAAAAAGGTCATACAGAAGTTATTGCAGAAATTGAAAGAATTTTAATCCCCCAGAAACTATTCTTAAATACTCTTCTATTTGGTCAGAAAGTTAAAACATTCTTTACAGATCTTAATGACACAGATCAAAAAGATATTTTTAGAAAAGTTCTCCAACTTGATGATTATATTCTTTATTATGATGAATCTTCTGATAAATTGAAATCATTCAAAAAAGAATTAGATAAAACTAAAGCTGAGATTAATTTAACAGTTGGTTTAATTGAAGGAGTCAAAAATCAAATATCTCAACTAAAAGAATCTCAAACTAGATTTAAAGTATCTAAAAATACTGAAATAAAAAAATTAAAAGATGAAAAATTAGAAATAGAATCTCAAATAGATGAAAACAATAAAATTCTGCTAGAGTTTGGAGATGAAGATTTAAACTCTAAATCTAAAGAGTTAAATGAAAACTATTTTCTATTAAAAAATTCAATTGATATTATAAATAATGATCTTAAAAATTCTTTAAGTCAAGCATTATCTAAAAAAAATGAAAAAGAAAATGAAATCAAAAATGAATATTCTTTAAGAAATTCTGAATTAACTTCAATAAAAGATTCTAATATTCACAAAGAATTTTCTGATTGTCAAGAAAAATTAAAAGATATAAAAATAGAGTTATCAAAAATAGAAACTAGTCTTGATAATGTAAGAGAAGATCATAGATTAAAAACAATAGATTATGGGATGACTCTTGAAAAAATAAAAAAACTTCAAGATAATTTAAATTCTGACTTAGTAATATGTCCATTATGTAAACAAGAAATAGGAAAAGAAAATATTTCTCATTTACAAAAAGAATTAGAAGCAACCGAGCAATCTGCAACTTTTGTAAAAAATGCAATTGATAAATTGAAAGAAAAAGGTATTGAGTTAAGAGATAAAATAACTATAATGAAGGAAGAAGTAAACGAGATTTCAAATACAAGTTCTTCAAAAACTAAAGAAATAGAAAAAGAATTCACAATCAATAGTAAAGAGAATAAAGATAAATATCTAGCAGTATTATCTAAAATAGATACAATATATAAAAATATGGTTTCTTCTATTGATGAAGAAGCAAAAAATAAATCAAAAGAAGTTAAAGATAAAATATCTAAAGTCGAATCTGAAAGAGATAATATTTTAAAAAAGATAACCGAAAAACAATTTTTTATAGAAGTTATCATATCCTTAAAGAACCAAGTTATTTATACAGAAAATTTGATAAAAAGTAAATCATCTGAAAAATTTGATGATTCTGTTTTGAAGAAATCAGAAGAAAAGTATATTGAGTTACAAGATAATTTATTTGATTTAGAAGGAGATGAAAGTGATCAAGAAGATCTAATTGAAATATATGATTTTTGGAAAACTGGATATTCAATGTCTGGTATTCCTTCAATGCTTATAGATGAAGCAATTCCATTTATGAACGAAAAAATTGGATTTTATTTAGATCAAATTGGTGGAAGATATATTGTCTCATTTGATACTCTAAATCAAAATAAAAGTGGAGATTTTAAAGATAAAATTTCTGTAAATGTTTATGATACAGTTACAAAAGCAAATACAAGAAAACAGTTCTCGGGTGGTCAAACCAGAATTGTTGATATCGCAACCATTTTAACTTTAAGAGATTTACAAAGTAATATTCAAGATATGAGAACTAATATTATTATTCTTGATGAAATATTTGACTCTTTAGATTCAAAAAATATTGAATATGTATCAACTGTTTTAAGAAAAATGACGAAAGGAAATTCAATAAATATCATTAGTCATACTCAAATTGATCAATTAGATGTTGATGATACATTGAGATTTCTATAGGTGACATAATAAAAACTAAAAGCGATTTTATAACCAATAGTAGTTCTACAAGTTTTATCCTTTCAAAAAGCAAAGATAAAGAAGTTGGAACTATTAAAATTAATTTTGAGGTAGATTTTAGAGACTTTAGATCTAAAATTTTTAAAACTGAAGAAGAAATAATAGAATATTTTGGGAATGATCATCCTGAAATAAATGAAATGTTAGAAGAAATTAAATATGGAAGAGAAATTGTAGTAATGAATTGTTATTCAGATAGTGATAATCCAATAGAGGTTGCTCTTTGTTTTGATGGAATAGATAATTTTAATTTTGAAGGTGATGATATAAAAGTAATTTGTGGCGAAGGTGGATATTAATGAAAATTAAACAAGATTTTATAACTAATAGCAGTTCAACAAGCTTTACTTTAAGAGTATCTATAACATCTGAAATAGAATTATTAGATAAATTTGAAAAATTTGATGTGAAAAAATTAAAATTAAAAAACTTTAAATTTGAAAATTTAAAAGAATATAGTAATTCTGTATTTTTTGATCTAGCACTTAAAGAAAAAGAATATGATGATGAAGATGAAGTAGGAATGTTAAAATATATATCAGGTTGTCTTGAAGTAGGTAATACCTGTCACCCAGATACTGATGAATTAATTGAATTAATATATGTAAATATACTTTTAAGATATTTTTGCTGTTGTTATAGTCCAAATACAGAAGAGGATTTAATTACCATTTTTAAAAAAATAATCAAATCAATTGGTGGGAAAGTTAGATATCCATTTGGAATATTATTTACTCAAACACCAGATGCTGAGGGTGATGGGTATGGTGGAGATCCTCAAGGGTTATATACTAGTTATAAAGAACTATTTTTAGGAGAAGCTAAAGTAGGAAGAATTATTTTTATAAACGAAAGAGAAAGTCCAATAATAGAAACATCTAAAATAGGTGGGTAAATAAATGGGATATGTAAGAAGATCAGAAAGAATTAAACATTTGAAACAGTATAAAGATATTAGATTAATTTTTAAGAATTTATTTGATACTCCAAATTTTACAGATAATATTGTATATGGCGCAAGCTTTAAATGGTATTTTAATTCATTTTTAAGAAACAAATGGGGAAATGAAAAAAAAATAAAAGATAATGTTAAAAATTTTCTAGAAAATAATTTGCGAGGTATAGGGTTTATTTTTGAAGTTAAATTATTACCTCATCCTTGGGCATCAAGATCAGGAATGTCTCCTAGTTTTAGAATTTTGACGAGGTTATATAATGGACCAAATTCAAATAGTTAGTTGGCTTCTTACACGAAGATGTAATCTTAGATGTTCATATTGTAGAATATCTAGAGATTATAAAGCACCTCCAGAATATAATTCAATGAAATATTTTCATCAATTAGAAATGAAAACGGAAGATATTTTAGAAACATTAAGAAGATTAAAGCTTCATAATCCTAATGTTTTCCATATCTTTTACGGAGGAGAACCAACCCTTAGAACAGACTTATCAGAAATAATAGGATATTGTCATAAGGAATATATTAATTATACCATCATTTCAAATATGACTGATAGACCCAAAGAAGTAATTGATAACTTAATTAAAGAACACGGATTCCTTCAAGGATTAACAGCGAGTATAGACCCTATTATCATGGAAGAATATTCAAATGAGGATAGATGGAGAAAAACTTGGGGAGGATATAGCTTAAGAAAATATAGAGGAAAAGTAAAGGATTTAGTTGCTGAGATAACTGTAAGTAATGATAATCTAAAGAATTTATATTCATTAGTTAGAAAATTAACAGATGATGGAATAAATTCTGATATTACTTTTGTTGATATAGCTAAATCTCCATATTATGATTTCTCTAATGTTACAGATGATGATTTATTAGTTTATAAATCAGCCGAATTAAGAGATATTATAAATAGAATAATTGGTGAAAAATTAGATGTTCATATGAGAGATATTCTTTTACCTGCTATTTATGATATTCTTCCTTCTGAATTAGATTGTAAGATTGAAGATGATGTTCATAATATAACAATTGATGCAGATGGAAGTATTCGATTATGTTTAAGAATTTGCGGAATTATAACTCCTGGATCTTTTAGGACTTCAAACTTTTTAGATGAAAATGGAAAAATTCATGAAAGTTTAAAAGATGTATTAGGTCAAGATAAAAAAAGACTATGTCAAAAATGTAATTGGACCTGCCAGATTATGAGTTCTTTATTATCAAAAAATGATGGAAATATTGAAAGTCTTCTTCATTCTGAAAGGAGATTATAAATGAGTAATCCTGCTACAAGTTCAACATTATTAGAGAAGTTACTTGGAATAGACAAAGATAGAAAAAATAAATATCTTTTAAAAGAAATTAATAAACTATTAAATGAAAATAAAAATATGAAAATAGCAATAACTATGTTATTGAATGATCTTCCATCAAATAAAGATTGGTTAGATCCTGTTTTAGAAAAGCAACTAAAAGAATATAGACTGGGGAAATAATAAATGGAAGAAAAGAAAAATCTAGATGAAATATCTTCTGCTATAGACTTTTTACAAAAAATAATTTTGGAGGATGTCATTTTTATAAAATTTAAGAAAAAAGATGGAAATGATAGAATTATGAAATGCACCTTAAATTTTTCTAGAATTCCAGAAGAATTGAGACCAAAAGGTGTTAATTTAAAAAATATTTTAAAGCAAATAAAGGAACATAAAATTCTTAAAGTTTTTGATCTTGAAAGTATGGGGTGGAGAAGCGCTCCATTTGATAGAACAGAATGGCTACAAACAATTGATAAAATCTATTCTATAAAGAAAGTTGAGGAGCTCTTTGAAAAGTGACAATTATAAAATATTTTACTTCAGCAGAATTAATAGTAGATCCAGCACAAGGAAAAATCTGGGTAAATGCACCTAATTGTATTTTAAGAATTCAAGGACTAAAATTTAATAATGAAATAGAAAAGTTTTCAATGATTGACATAAATGGAAGTGATTCTTTTATGATGGAAGGAGAGATATAAAATGACAATGTTAGAAGAAATTCTAGAAAAAACAAAAACTTTACCCACTGATGATCAATTAAAACAAATTTGTGATCAAATACAAAAAGAAGAAGAAGAAAAATTTAGAGATTATTTAGGAGAGATGCCAAAAGGACCCAATATGTTTCTAGCAATTTGGGTTCCTGGAATTACAGGAAAAGAATTATGTTATGTATGTTTAGAAAGAGAATTTCCTGGTAAATATTTAGTAACTCTTTGGTCTAAATTATCCGAAAAAAGTATAATAAAAAAGAAATCATTAATAAGAACAAAAGTTTGGGAAGTTAAAGAAAGCGCTCCAAAAAAGATTTTAGAAGAATATGCTAAAATACTTAAGTTCATGAGAGGAAAATAATGGCCGAGCAAATATCACCTATATTTATTGATGAAAATACAATTAAAGAAATATTTATAAATAGAGATTATACAAGACTCATAAGATCTTCTTATGATTCTAAAGCTAGAGATGTAAAATTGGATGAAACTAAACCAAAACTTGTAACATCTAAGATGAGAACAATAGATTTTTTTAATAAATTAAATAGTACAGATAGTAAACTAACAATTCTTCCTAGAAATTGTAGATTTACTAATAAAATAACTGATAGAACAATATACGTAATTGAAGATCCTCCTATGTTAAGAACAGTTAAATTTAATATAGGATTAGAATCTGAAATTGAAAATTTAAGGAATAATGGTTTACTTACAAAGTTTGGATATGAAAATTTTCTAAATGATAATCCAAGTCCACCTTATAAAATACAACTTTCATTCCCGTATGTTATTTATATTATAACTTTTGGGCAACATAATGAATTTTCAAATATGAAGTTATTTTATAGATTGCATCCTTTAACTGGAATAAAAGATTATTTACTCACAAGTAATTTATTGAATGTAGATTCTAACGGTTCTGTATGTTTAGGTCCACAAAATTCAAAAGATGTTACAGAAGTAAGTGATAAAGTAGATAATATTATAAATTCTTTTTGGGGAAATGAGTTTAATAATGATATTACACATTCATATTTATCATATTCTAATCAAAGAGAAATTTCTACAATTCTAGCGTGGAAATATTATTCGAAAGTTGATCCAATGTTTATATTTGATGTGGAGTGGATAAAAAATACATATAATTTAGACTCATTTTTAAATTTTAAAAATTCTGGTGATGATATAAGAAGTTGTGAAAATATAATGTATAAACTTGAAGAGTATATTTTATATGATAAAGAAGATGAAGGACAAAAAGTTGTTGATAGAAGATATACTTATACCAGTCTTCCATTATTTGAAGATGAACAAAAGGGTTCTGACTATCTTGTAATTGGAGATGAAATTATATTTGAAGGGAAAAAATATTTTATATATGAAATAGTTCATGAATCAGATGGAAAAATTATTGTTTCATTGGAAGACGAGAATGGAAAGTTAATTTATAAAAAATATAATACAGATTTTAGAGACAAAATAAGAAAAGAAACTTTGAAAAATAAAGAGCTTACAGAAATTAAAATTGATGGTCTTACTGTAAAAAAAGGAACCGTTTTAGAAGCATTTGATGGTTATAAAAAGAGATTAAAACATGTACAAAAAATAAGAAAGACCAGAGATGGAAAAATAGAAATACAATGTGAAAAAAGTTTCTACATGATTGAAGATGGGAGTTTAGCTGGAGTAAAAGTTTTTGATATTAATAATTTAACTATTTCTAATGGTTTAAAAATTGTTAATGGAAATAAGTACATGATTTTTAATAATATAACTAATCCTATATTTGATATTCAAACTGGAATTTTTACAGATTTAAAAGTAACTAACGACACTGTCTACTATAATTTTAAATATGTCAGACCTGCTGATAAAAAAGAATCTACAATTAATTATAGTGGAGATACTCAAACAACTGAAGTTTTTGATTATGATGAAAAACTTTTAAATAATTCCATGTTTCCTTTCTTTAGACTTGGAAAAATGATCATATCAAATATTGATAAAGATTATAAATTTCATATAATTAAAGGAAAAGGTATTGGGGTTACATCTTCTTCGGGTAATGTAATTGATAGATATGATTTTGGGAGATATTTAAATTCTGATAAAGATATAAAGGAGAAAATTTTAAAAGATAATAAATTAAGAATTCCATCATTTGATTTGGATATAGAATTTGATATTGGTGATAGAGTAGTTATAGCTGATTATTCTAAATCTTTAAAATATATTACTACAATAAGAACTATAACTGGATTTAAAATTGCAGGGGATAATCTTTTTGTAGATACTGTAGATGAAAATAATATACCAGAAAGTACTCCTTATATAAATTTTAAAATTTATGATAAAAGTTATATTTATTCAAAATCTCCTAAAGTTAATATTGGGTTAATTAGAAAAATAATAGATAATGATTTATTCAAAAGAGGAACTAAAGTAAGACCTAAGGTAAAAGGAATTTCATCATTTAAGAAAAAAGATGTTCATGAAATAGTTGGACTAATTACAGATACTGGGTCTAAACCTATTATTCTATGTTCAAATGGTCATACAATTTGGTGTGATGAAAAATCACTTGAAAATTTTGAACTTATAGATAAGAAATCTAAATTATATAATAAATCAAAATTAACAGAAATATTAGAAAATGAAAAAATATATTGTAAATTTCAATCTGGAGATTTAGCTGATATTAAAGATGTATATGATAGAACTTCATATGAAGATTCAATTCATCTTTGCGGTATAGGAGCAAATAATAGAATAATATTTAAAATTTTAAATTCTTTAAATGTATATGGTTCATATAATAGATCTGGAAGAAGAATTATAAGTCAACAATATCAAACTATTCCTATGCCAAGATATTTACCAACAACTGAATTAATAAGAGGGATTGGAGTTATTCCTAATTATCATGGTTGGTTTACTATTTCAAATAATTCGCTGTTTAAAATACAATTGGAGAAAATATAATGTTTAAAATAGTTTGTTTAGATGGAACACAAAAAATACCAGAAGATGATATTTGTTATATTATAGCTAAGGGTGGGGTATATCTTAAGAAAAAAGTTGGAATGATTGAATCTTTAGCTCCAGTAAAGAATATTTCAATTTTAGAAGATGTTCAACCATATGCTAAAATGAATATTCCAAAAATCTCTGGTGAAGATTTTGGAAAAGTTATGAGTTTTTTCAAAAAAGTTTATGAAGAACATAAATCTGAAGCAATAGTTCTTTTATATTATAATCCAAAAAAAGCAACTTATAAATTTTATGTTCCACATCAAAAAGTAAGTGGTGCTGGAGTTGATTATGTAAAAGGAGTTTCTATAGCAAATCATATTCAAGTAGGAACTATTCATAGTCATGCTAATTTTTCAGCATTTCATTCTGGAACAGATGATAGTGATGAAGAACATTTTGATGGAATTCATATAACAATTGGTGATAACACCGATGCTTTTCCATCTATCACTGCATCAATTGTTATAAATGGAACCAGATTTACAATAAATCCTATTGATTATGTAACAAAAATGGAAATTGTAGAATATACTAATTATTTTCCTCATATGTTCAGACCATCTTTCACAGAAATAAATGGAGTCAGAGAATATAAATCTAATGTAAAAACTCAACTTGGATATCAGCTAATGATTTCAGACCAAGATAAAAAATTTAATGAAGCATGGTTAAAAATGATTGAGAATGTTAGACCTACTATAACTAATATCCCATTTTATACACAAGAACACTATTTGGATTTATTTGATCCTAATAGAAAAGATAAGCAAGACAGATCTTATAGATACACATGGACTCCAGGTTCTACTAAAAAGAATAATCGTCCTGCTTATAATCCTTGTGAAAGTTGTGTTTTTAAAAAATATAAATCAGACGATGAAAGAAAATCAATAACACAAGAGGACATACAACAAAGTTTCTCTGATATTTGGGATGATTATAATGTGTATGATGATCCTTGGGGAAATTTAATATGAGATTTAATGATATTTCTATAGTGGGTTTGGGTGGAATAGGCTCAATTTTAAGTAATACTATTTCAAGATTTATAAGTAACGATGCTAGAGAAAATGATCCAAGACAAATTATAAATTTAATTGATGGAGATTATTATGAAGAAAAAAACTTAGTTAGACAAGAATTTTTAAGATTTGGAAATAAAGCAGAATCTAAATTAAATGAATTAAGACCAAAATTTAATAATATTGAATTTAAAGATTATCCATATTTTATAGATGATATAACTATTTCTAGAATAATTAAAGATAAAGATTTAGTATTTTTAGCAGTTGATAATCATAAAACAAGAAAATTAGTAAGTGATTATGCAAAAAAACTAAATGATATAATTATAATTTCAGGAGGAAATGAGCTAGAAGATGGTAATGTTCAATTGTATATTAGAAAAGATGGAGAAGATGTTACTCCATCTTTAACTGATTATCATCCAGAAATCAGAAACCCAATTGATAAATTACCAAATGAAATGAGCTGCGAAGAGTTACAAAACTCTGAACCACAACTATATTTTACAAATTTAGGAGTGGCAACTTTTATGGCTTTTGCATTTTACAATGTCCTAAAAGGCTCAAATAATTTTTCAGAAGTATATTTTGATATGAACACAATGAAAGCTGATTCAAAAACAAGAAACTTAAAAAAAGAAAAAGGAGAGTAAGGATTTATTATGGCTAAAAAAGTATATTCGGCAGAGGAACTTTATAACAAAACAGTATCAGAACTTCGTGAAATGTGTGTTAAGTTTGGGATTACGGGTATGAGTAAAAGGAGAAAAGATGAGATTGTAGATGCTCTTTGTGATTATTATGAAGATACAGCACCTGAACCCCAAGTTAAAACACCAGTTTCTTCTTCATCTATCGTTTCTATGAATGCTCAACTTTCGAGTTATAGAAACCCCGATTCAAAAAATGATGACGATAAATACATCACCAATATTTTTGTGTCTTGCGGCGCAGCTTCTGGAAACTTCCCAGTTGTTGGAAAGAAAGTTGGAGCAGTTGCTGAATTCCTAAGAGAAGTTCTTAATATCGACCGTTTAAGTGTTGGAGTTGTGAATGGTGAAGAAGTTGAAGATAGTTATCTTCTTGCATCTGGAGATTCTCTTGAATTTCTAAAAGCAGGTGGTCGTAAAGGTTAATTTGTATTATTAAAAATATTATATTATAAAGAATCGGAGTTACTTATGAAAGAAACACTAGATAAGCTTACAGATGAAGGTGTAAAGCAACTAAAATATTATTATAAGAAAACAAGGCTCTTTGGAAATATTTGCACTGTTTGTTTACTTATTGGAGAAAATAATGAACTTATTTCAAGAGGAGTTTCTATTTGTTCATTATTAGATTCTCATAAAAAATCAACAGGAAAAAATATTGCTTTAGGAAGAGCAATAAAAGCTCTAAAAAATAAGAAAACAACAGATGAAATAAATCCAAATAGAGATTCTTTAACACATTGGATGTATACTAAAAATATAAATAAAAAAGATCCTTATTTTAGCGATATGTTTGAAGAAATTAAATATAATTGCTTTTCTACAAAACCTTTAAAAATTAATAAAGAAGAAGTTTTAAAAGTTGAAATACCAATGGATTTTCCATTGTATGCAACTGTATCATTATTTACACATAAATCTTCATTTAAACCAACTCCTACGGATGAAGAAGTTAAAATAATTGAAAAAAGAAAAAAGTTAGATTAAATTTTTAGAAAAATTGGGGTGGATAATCATACTGAATAAGTGGTTTTGAAACCTGGTACTAAGAAAGAGTGCGAACTCTGGGGCAGGAACCCAGATAGAAGCTTTAGATGGCTCGATAGCTGACTGATAGATATTGCACCCAAAGTGCCTTATCCAGTATTATTCCACCCCAATTTTAGGAGATTAAAAATGGGTAGTTATAATCAAGATAAAGATGTTTTAATAAAAATGTTTGAAATGATTACAGATGAAAAGGGTTCTTCTCTAATGTTGTCTATTTTTTCATACGACAATGGACCGAAAAAATTAGCAATGACAAGATCATATAATAAAAAAGATGGATCTGTTGGATATTCTTCAGCAGGTAGATTAAGTCTTATGGAAGTTAATTTTCTAAAAGATAAATTAGATGAAATAATTAAAGAGATGTAACCCTCCCGATAACTATTTTTGATTTAAAGAACAAATAAAAGTCGTGGAGGAATAGAGTGTATAAAGATATAGCGATTATAGGTTTAGGAAGTATAGGAGGTTTTTTATCGAGCAATATCATAAACATAGACACAATAAAATCTTTGGTTTTAGTTGATTATGATAGAGTAGAACTGGAAAATTTGAAAAATTCAATTTATAAAAAATCAGATGTTGGGAAATTTAAAGTTGAATGTGTATCTTCCGTTATAAAATTGTTCAATAGTGAAATAAATATTACAGCAATAAAAGATAGATATATAGAGGGAAAAACAAAAATTCCAAAATGCGATTTAGTTATTGATTGTAGAGATTTTGTTTATGATAGAGGTTCAGAAATAAATATGAGATTATATATCTCTTCTAGACATTTAATAATTGATTGTAGAAAAGATATAAAATATCAATTACACTATGAAGGAAAATATATAGATACATTAACAAAATCTGATATTTATTCTGCTACAGCTAATTTGTCAAGATTGATATTTAATGAAGAATTAAATGATATAATTAAAAACAATTTAGTTCATACAATAGATATGGATGAATGCTTAAAATCAAGTGAAGAAACTTTAAATAACTATAATAATAAAATGGAAGTTGTTATGGATTATCATAAAAAGAATGATTGTTTCATAAATTTTCTTGAAAATGCAGAAAATATAATAAATTTCAATAAAAAAAGTGAAGTGAAAATTTGTCTAAACGATAAAAGATTTCCATTATCTACTAAAATAATACCAAAAAATTATATTCAAAATGTAAATGACTTAAGTAAAAATTTTTTATCAATAATACCAGCTAAAAATCATAGTAGTTATATAGTTAAATCAATTATAGAAAAAAATATTTGTTATGTAATTTTAATACCAGAAACAGGGGCTGCTTAAAAATGAGCATAAAAACTATTACTATTGAGAAAAAAATAACACCAAGAATTGCTATTTATAAACGAGATGCCTTTGATATTTTAGAGGTTGATCCAGAATTCATGATAAATAAATATGAGATAACTTTAAAAGAATCAAAAGTAGTTTCTTTAAAATTATTTGCTTTACATCCAAATTGTAATCCAGATACTGGAGAATTTTGTTTAGGTCCTGACATAATTGAAAATCAAGCAAATGAATATCTTTTAGAAAAAGTTATTCCTTATACACTATCAGTATATAATTTAGATAGTTGTTATTTCAGGCCAAAAAATGGAAAAGTAAAATATGGAATAATGAAATGATTAGAGAGGTGGTGATTATTTGAAAAATGCAACCAGATATAAAGAGAAAGTTATTAATGTTGTATCTGATATTATTGATGAATTAGAACCAATTATAAAAAAAGCAGGGAATAGTTTTATACACTTTGCTAAAGAGTTATCAGAGGAAAAATTAGAAGAATTATTGAATAAAGGAAAAAATAAAGTAAAAAGCAAATTAAAAAAAGGAGAAAACAATGCCTCCAAAAAAGAATAAGGATAAAGAGCAAAATTTCTTCAATGAATATTTTGAAAAAGAGATGACTAAGTTTGTAGACTCAAGAATAAAAGAAAACATTGAGAAAGATTCAAGTGAGATAGTTAGTACTTTATTTCCTTATATAGATAAAGTTATAAGTGATAAAATTAAAGAGCATATACAATTTTTAGGAGAGACTTTAATAAAAACATTCAAACAGGAGTAAAAACTAAATGCCAAATATATTAAACATAGATAAGTTTTGTGAAAACTTAAAAGGAATTTCTTCTTTAAAAGCTATTGATAAAAGAAAATTCCATCCAAATGGATTATTCTCAGAGCAGATATTTGGTCCTTTAAAAAATTATACATGTCAATGTGGAATATATCATGGAGTATCCAATGCAGGTGGAACTTGCGAAATATGTGGAGTTGATATTGTTCATAGTATTGAGAGAAGAAGAAGATTTGGAAAAATTGTTCTACCTTTGAAAGTTGTTAATCCAATTTTTTATGATTTGGTTATAAAATTGGGTGGAAATATATTAAAAAAGAATATAGATGAGTTAATGAAAAATGAAAAAAGTTATTTATATAAAGATGAAAATGATTATATTGTAGAAACTAAGTTACCCCATCCTACTAATACTCAAATATGGGATAGATCTGAAGCAATTTTTGAATTAGTAAATGGACTTGCTACAGAGTTGGGAAATAATGAAAGTGGAATGGGAATTAAAGAATGGGAATTAATAAAAAATAATATTGATTGTTTATTTATTAAAAATGTTATAGTGTTACCACCTGATTTAAGACCTGCTGCAAAAGGAATGGATAAGAACGATCAACGAATGGATAAGATAAATAGATTTTATGTTCAAATTCTTACAAAAAAAGAAAGTATGAGAAATACTCCTATAAATATAGAAACTGATAAAAGCGTATATTACAATTTTTTCAAGCAATTACAGAGAGATGTTAATGAATTATATGAACATATTATTTCAAAAATATCCAAGAAAGAAGGTTTAATAAGAGGAAATATTTTAGGGAAGAGAATAGATTTCTCAGGTAGAGCTGTTATTGTTCCAGAACCTTCTTTGAAATTAGATGAATGTAGTCTTCCATATTTAATGGTTTTAGAATTATTTAAAATTCAATTATCTAAAAAACTTATAGATTTAAAACAGTTTAAATTATTAAATGAAGCAATTGATTTTGTTGATAGGTGTATAGAATTATCAGATCCTATTTTATTTAATATTTGTCAAGACATAGTTAAAAATGAAGTTTGTTTACTTAATAGACAACCAACTTTACATAGATTAGGAATGATTGGATTTAAGATAAAAACTTCTTTAGATAAAGTTATAAAGATACACCCCCTAGTTTGTCCAGGATTTAATTCGGATTTTGATGGAGATCAAATGGCAGTATATATTCCGATTTCTGATAGGACAAAAGCAGAAGTTAGAGAAAAATTTATGTCAACTAAAAATTTATCTAATCCTTCAAATGGAAGTTTAATTACTATTCCAAGTCAGGATATGGTTTTAGGAATTTATATGTTGACTACATCATCATTTGGAGAAGTTGAATATAAAGGTGAAAAAATAACAATTGGATCCAAAATATTCAATGAATGTTTACCAAGTGATTATCCATTAATAAATGGTTCAATAAATAATAAGATCTTAAAAGAAACATTAAATGATATTAAAAATAAATATCCAGATGAAATAGTAACTGAAGTATTAGATAAAATAAAAGAAGTTGGTTTTAGATTTTCAACAATATATGGAACCTCAATGTCTTTGAAGCATATTTCAATTGATGGAATTGATAAAATTAAAAATGATATTTATTCATTGGATAATATTCAAGATCAATTATCTGCAATCTCTAGTAAAAAAACTGAAGATATAATGAGGAAAAACTTTAAATATTCTTATCTTATAGATTCAGGTGCAAGAGGAAAATGGGATCAGGTAAGACAAATAATTTTAACAAGAGGATATATTTCTAATTTTCAAGGAGATATTCTCCCAACCCCAATAAAGCATAATTTAATAGAAGGTTTAGATCAACAAGAGTTTTTTAATTCAACATACGGTTGTAGAAAAGGATTATTAGATGTTGCATTAAATACAGGTGATTCTGGATATTTATCTAGAAAATTAATTTTCACTTGTGTTAACTTAATAATTGGGGAAGAAGATGATTGTGGAACAACAGATTATCTTGATATATTAGTTACTAGTGAAAAGAAAGCAAAAATGTTAATTGGAAGATATTATTTAAATGATGGAAATTTATCTGAAATAACAGTTGAAAATCATAAAGGATTTGTTGGAAAATTAATTCAACTTAGAAGTCCTATTTTCTGTAAAAATGAAGAACTATGTCATAAATGTTATGGAAACTTATATAAAAATTTACATAGTAAGTTTGTAGGAATTATAGCTGCTCAAGCATGTGGAGAAGCTGGAGTTCAGCTAATTTTGAGAACATTCCATACAAGTGGTGTAGCAAAGATTTCGGAAGATCAAACAGATATGAGACAGTCAGATATCGTAAGTGATTTATCTTCTGTATCAAAAGTTCTTCATAATAAAGATAAAAAGGAATATAAAGAATTAGTTTCTAATTTATTTGACTTATATATTATAAATAGAGATATTCACCATATTCATTTTGAATGTATAATTTCTCAAATGATGTGGAAAGGTTTTAGAAAATGGAGACTTCTACCAAATAGAGATAAAATTTCTTCAGACTATTATTCAATTCAAACAGTTCCTGAAAAAGAAAGTTGGATTGTAGGATTAGCTTTCTCAAATCCAAAAAACCATATTTTAAAAGGAATTGTTCAAGATGGAAATTATAAAGGAATTTTTGATAAAATAATGCTAGGAGAAATACCTAGATAAAAAATTTTAACACCTCAGGAGGTGAAATTAGTGGATATAATAAATCCAAACTATAAAATAAATGAAGAAAACAATATATTTTCAATAAGAGAAAAAGAATATAACTTAATAAAAGATAATGTAAGAGAAATTTTAAAAGCAGCAGAAGAAGTTGGTTTTTTAGTTAATGAACTTGGAATAACGGAATCTAAATTCTCATCTGGAGAATTACAGAAAACATTAAAGAAAAATTTAGTTATAAAATTAAGACGAGGATCTTCTGACATAGACTTATCTATGGCTATTCCAAAATTAATTGATAAAAATTATGTTATAATTGGAGGAAGGAAAAAAGTTCCTTTATTTCAATTATTTGATATTCCTGTAGTTACAAGAGGAAAAACTATAAAAATCAGAACCAATGTAGCAAGTATGATGATAGTAGATGAAAAAGAATTTCCATTTATTCATCTATCAATTTTTAATAAAAAAGTTCCATTGTCCTTAGTCATATTTGCTTACTATGGTTTAGAAGAAACAAAAAATAAATTTAGTTTAGATAAAATAGAAATTCCTGAAATAAAAACTTTACATGATAAATTAATGACAGATTTAAAAGATTTTTATGAAGGATCAGAAGGGTTTACAAAAGAAGAATTTATCAAAGAAGTTGGTAAATTCTTCTCAACAAATGATGCAAAAAATAAAGGTGAAGATTTAATTTATGCTCTAGATCTTATTTTAAAGACCGATATAATGTCAGCTAAATTTTTCAAAACTGGAAACATTTTAGATGAAATTGTTGAGGTTATTAAATTAGGTGGTTATGATGATACTGATTTAAGAAATAAAAGAGTAAGGTGTTTTGAATATGTAATTTTAGCTAAAGTATCTAAAGCAATATTTGATCTATGTATGTCAAATAGATCAACCACAAGACAAGCTAAATTTAATGTAAATTCCAGTCAAATTTTATCAGATTGTAATGTTTCAGATATTGTTCAATTTGATTTTTCAATAAATCCAATTGAACAATTAACAAAATTAACAAGAACAAGTTTGGTTGGTCCTGGTGGGTTTGACAGAGAAAATGTTCCAGAATATCTAAGAGATATTAATCCATCAATGTTTGGAAGAATTTGTCCTGTTGATACTCCTGATAGAGATAACTGTGGAATATTACAAAGTTTATTACCAAATACACCATTAGATGAAAATTTAAAATTTACAGATGAATCATTAGAAAAATCACCTATTTCTATTCCAGTTTCTTTAGTTCCATTTTTAGAACATGATGATCAAACTAGATTACAAATGGCATCATCACAAATGAGACAGTCTATTATGTTATCAGAGTTTGAAGTTCCTATGGTTCAATCGGGATGTGAAGGGTTATATACAGATCATAGTAGCTTTATAAAAAAGGCTAGAAAAAATGGAAAAGTATCTTATGTAGATCAGTTTAATATAATTATTGTTTATGATGATAATGATTATGATATTTTTGATGTATCAAATAGAAGAATATATGTTGAAAATATGGATGTTATGAACATATATGTTTCTAAAGGAGATAAAGTTAAAAAAGGAACGATTATTGCTGAAAGTAATTATTGTAAAGATGGAAAAATAAATTTTGGAAGAAATTTATTAACAGCTGTTATGCCATATTATGGATATAATTATGAGGATGCAATTGTTATTTCTGATAGATTAGTAAAAGAAAATATTTTTACATCTATTCATTATATTGATTTATCATTTGTATTACCAGCAGATAAAATTTTACTTAGTTTAGAAAAAGATAAATATAAACCCCTTCCAACTCCAAAACCATATATAGATTTGGAAGAAGGAATTACAGAAGAAGAAAAAAGAAAAAGAAAAAGAGAATTAGTTTTAAAGGGTCAACATTATGCTATAATTAAACAAATTCCATCTACTACTTTGGATTACAATTCTATTTTCGAGGAAGAGATACCTTTAACTGCTAAAAGAGATATTTTAGTAACTGAAGTAAATATTTATCCTAATAAATGGAATGACTCAATTCCAAAATTTAATGAATGGATAGATAAAAAATCTAAAGAACAAATAGATCAAGAGAATAAATTTAAGAGAATTATTTATGAAAATCTACCAAAAAGAAATGCTGATCAATATATAAGAGATCATAATCTAGATAGATTTTCTCATATTGGAAAGTTTAAAATTAAAGGTGAAGAAATAAAAGGAACTTTAATTGAGATGTTTGGTTTTTATGTTAGACCAATTACTATTGGAGATAAGATTGGAAACAGACATGGAAATAAAGGTGTAATTTCAAAAATAGTTCCACATAATCTTATGCCTAAATTAGAAGATGGAAGAAATGTTGATATATGTATAAATCCTTTAGGTGTTCCTTCGAGAATGAATGTTGGTCAAATATTTGAGTTACATTCTGCAATGTCTTTATATGATTTAAAAAAGACTATGTTAAAAATGATAAAAGAAGGAAAATCCAAAGACGAATTGAAAACATATATTTTAAATTATATTAAAATCATTGATAATACAGAAAATAATTGGTATTATAAACAGTTTGAAAAAAATATAAAAACTATAAATAAAAAGTTTATAGAAGATCTTACTATTCTTGCTCCACCATTTGAATCATCAACTAGAAAAATGATATTAGATGCTTGTGAATATACAAATACCAAAACTGAATTTAAAGTATACGAACCATATGAAAAAATTGATATTCATGATATAGCTTGTGGGTTTATATATTTCTTTAGAATGGTTCACATAGCTGAAAATAGATTAGCAGCTAGAGGGATTGGTTCATATGGAAGAAGAACAATGCAACCAGGTGGTGGTCGTAAACACAAAGGAGGACAACGTTGTGGAGAGATGGAAATCGCAGCAATCATTGCTCATGGTGGACTTGAAAATCTATATGAAACTTTAACAACCAAGTCAGATTGTATAGATCTTAAAAATAAACATATTAAGCAAGAAATAGGATCAGATTTCTTTAGAGAAAAAGAAGGAGATATTATAAAACCTGAAGCAGTTCAGCTTTTAGAGAATTATCTAACTGTTTTGGGTATAGAAAAATAATTAATTGGGAGATTAATTGTGAAATTAATCTCCCACATTTTATGGTGAAAAATATGCCTTGCAATTTATGTAAAGGGTTTGGATATGAAAAATGGTTTATATATAATCCTGGTTCTAGTCAAGCAATTATTGAACCACGTGATTGTCCAGAATGTAAAGGAACTGGATTAGATTGGACTGATATAATCTTAGAAAAACCAGAACTATATAATAGTAAAATATATTAGATGGTGTAATAGATGGTTTTAATATGTAAAAAATGTAACGGAGCAGGAAAAAAATTAAAAACTGAACTAATTCATAAACATTCATTTCCAGTATATCCAAGAGATTATAGATCATATTCTGCTGGTCCTTGTAAACTATGTAATGGAAATTCTTGGTATTATGTTAATTGGGTAGATTTAGTTTTAGAATATCCAGATTTATATAATAAAAAAATATATAGGTTAGAAGAAGATGAAATGTCCGTTTTGTAATAAAGGGTTTTATGAATATATAGCAGGAAGTGAAAAAACTGATTTTAATATTAATGATATAAATCCTGATAATATAATATATAAAAAAGCAAAGTGTATAGTATGTAAAGGCTCTGGAATTTTGGATTGGGTTGATTCAATTATATATGGTTATATGGGAGAATAAATATGCTATGTCCAAGATGCAATGGAGTTAAAGAAATAATTGTTGCAAATTTTAATTCTTATTCAGTATTTGAAAGATGTAAAATGTGTAAAGGAACAGGGGAAGCAGATTGGTTAGATATAGTAGTATGTGAAAAAAATTCATCATTTTTGTTTGATGAAGAAGAATTTTCATATTTTATTAAAGAAAATGAACCGAACGTTGATATTTTTGCTGTAAAAGCTCAGATGGAAGAACTATTATCAAGTTCAAAATATAGATATAAAATTCATCATTTAAAAGATTGAGGTGCAAATTGAAATATGTTAGGTAAACAATATTGTCCTGAATGTGGAGCAGAAATAGGATTTGATATTAAAATCCCAGAAAAGTCTTATTTAATTGATTATGATAAAGGATTTTCTAGAAATGATAATAATGATGCTTGGAGTCCAAATGGAGATGGTTTATATTTTGAGTTTTATTGCACGGAAGATATGATGCATGAATTAAATGATAGTATATCAGAAGAGTGGAAAGACGAAGTTATTAAAAATTTTAAAGATTGGATAAAAAAATAATGCATATAGATGAACTTATTTTTGATGATTTATGTAAAGAACGTGGATTTAAACAATTTAGAAATGGACATCCTGATAGATATGTTGCATTAATAAAAAATAAATTTATTTATATAGCTAGAGTCGAAATTAAAAGTAAAAATGGAACTTTATCAAAATCTCAAAAAAGAATGGAAAAATTCTCTATTTTTGATTTCATACCATTCTTTAAGGTTAATAGCAATCAATTTAATAAATTTTTAAACCCAATAATTTTTAAAAAAGAAGCTTTTAAAACAAAATGGAAAAAGAGTATGGAATTTTTTCCATTTGATGAACCCACTATATATGATAGATTGTCTGTTATTTCAAAACAATTAAAAAAATTATCCAAAGTTATAGAAAAGAGTATAAAATGAATAAAGAAAATACACAAAGATTAACAGAAAATTTTCCTAAACTATATGGAGAAAACTTTCGATTTTCATGTATGGATGGGTGGTTTAATCTTATATATGATTTGTCAGAAGAAATAACTAAATTGGATCCTGAATGTCAAGCAGCTCAAGTTAAAGAAAAATTTGGCGGATTAAGATTTTACATAGGTGCAAGACCAAAAGAAATATGGAACTTAATTGCTAAATATGAAAATGAATCTTGGAAAATTTGTGAGAGTTGTGGATCATCTGAAAATGTAAAAAGAACCAGTGGTGGGTGGGTTCATAGTTTTTGTAATAATTGTACAGAAGAGTATTATAAAGAAAGGAAAAAAGATATAAATGACAAGTGAACTTCCAGATATACAGCACTCTGAAATTCCGAAATATAAAATATATATAAATCAAGTTGGTGTTGATCATGTTAAAGTTCCATTTTTATTAGATAGTTTGTATGGGGGAACTCATAGTCTTATAGCTGATGTTGAAATGTCTGCTGATTTAAGAGAAGATATTAAAGGAATATCTATGTCTAAACTTTTAAGAACTTTAATTAAATATTTAGATAAACCTTTAAAACATGAAATAATTCAACAAATTTTAGAAGAGTTTAAAACAGCTGTTGAAACTGATTCAGAACATAGTGTTATTAAATTTGAGTTTGAATTACCAATTAATAAAAAAGCGCCAAAATCAAATATGGTTTTTCCTCAATTTTATAAATGTGGATTTTCTGGAAAATTAGATCATACTGAGTTTAGATTCTTTTCTAAAGTTAGGGTTCAATATCAATCCTATTGTCCATGTTCAGCATCTTTATGTAATCATTTATATGAAAATGGAGTTAATGGGTTTCCTCATGCGCAAAGAAGTTTCTGTGATTTATTAGTTGAAGTGAAACCTGAAAATGTTATCTGGTTAGAAACATTAATTGAATTAGTCGAAAATGCAGTTTCAAATAGAGTTTATCCTCTACTTCGAAGAATGGATGAACAAATAGTTGCTAAAATTGCTGCTGAAAATCCTCAATTTGTTGAAGATAGTATTAGAAGAATTTGTAATGCTTTAAATCAAGAAGAGTTTATTTATGATTATATTTTGAAATGTAGTCATGAAGAATCAATACATACTTCAAATGCAATAGCAACTGCTTGGAAAGGAGTTCCTGCCGGATTTCGTGGGACATATTATTTATGAAAAAATCACTATTAGAAGATTTAAGTTATTCTTTAAAACCAATTTCTGAAGCAGACTATGTTTTTGGTATTGAAAATAATAAAATAATAACTTTAAAATCAAGAACCGGAAGTACTTATCCAAATAATAAAAATCATAGTATTAAAGAAATATATGATATAATTAAAAAAATAGTTACAGATTTTAAATCAATTGATACATCACAATCTAAAAAACTAAAAAAAAGAACTGTCTTATTTTTACAATTAGAAGAATAAATAAAATTATTGGGGGAGTATAATGTATAAAAAACTTAAAAATTTAATAGATAAATGTTGTTGTTTCAAAAAAACTTCTCATAAATTTTCTGAGATCAAATCATTGGAAGAATGGGAAAAAATAGAAAAAGAGTGGAAACAAAATCATCCTATTCTTTACATTTTAAGAGAAACTTATTATTGGTGTTATAGACTATGGAATCATAAAATAGCTATGATACCAAAAGAAATAAAATGGTTTTGTCAAAGAGGAAGAAGAGGATATTCAGATTGTGATGTTTGGAGTTTTGATTGGTATTTAGCTGAAGTTATTTCAAAAGGGTGTAAACAATTAGCTAAAGAAAAACATGGATATCCTTATGGTTTAACTGAAGAAGAATGGGATGTAATTATAAATAAAATATCTGATGGATTTGAAGAGTATATGAAAATTATAGATCATGAAGAAGAATATGATAAAATTACTCAAGAAGATTTCGATAAAAAAATGGATGAACTTTTTGGATTATTAAGAAAATATTTTGTAAACTTATGGGATTAAAATTATGATTGAAAAAGCAATGGAGTTATTAGACGTTAAGAAAGACGAATTAAATAAATTTTCAGAGATTGATTCATTTAACAATAATCATTTATTAGAAGGTTTTATATGTAGAAAATCAGATCATAGATATGGAGCGCTTATAATTTTTAAAGTTAATGATGAAGAAACTGAGCAAATTATTTGGGCAACCCCAAAGCTTCATTATCCTTTTGATAAATCAGGAAAATATAATTGGCCCAATGTTTTACAGCAAGAATTTTGGGAAAAATTAGATGGAACAAATATCTTGTCTTATTGGTATGTATATAAAGGTTGTAATTATGTGTCATACAAAACAAGACTGACAGCAATTGTAAAAGATTCAGGATTTTCTAATTTTAAATCAATGTGGTCTGAATATATGAAAAATAATGATTGGGTATATAAATGTATAACAGAAAATATAGGATGGAATTTATCATTTGAATTATTCGGAAGTAGAAACCCTATTACAATAAAATATGATGTTCCATTAGAAGTAAATTTACTTTTTGGAATCAGACAAAAAGATCATATAATACGACCTCCAAGTGATTTATATCTTCCAAAAAATACTAAAACTCCTAGAACATATACTTTAACTGATGGTGGAGATAGTTTAACAGAAATGTATAACTATTTCAGAACTTTCGCATCTGAAAAAAATAAAGATGATCTTTTAACAGAAGGTATGGTAATGTATGCTCATGTTGGAGAACCATCTTGGAGGATGTTCAAATGTAAACCTGAGGAAATTGAAAGAATACATTGGACGGCATCTGGAGTGATTTCAAGACATTCTTTATTTACAACTGGAATGAATGTATTTGAAAGTTATGATGATCCAATTCTTGATAATTTCTTAGAGTTATTAAAAGAAGAATACCCTCAAAAATTATTAACAAAAAATACATTTAAAATTGAAAAAGTTTGGCATGAGGTTTGTGCAAGAATAGAGTTTACTCAAGTTGTAAATTCAGTTTGGAAAAAAGCTATTGATAAAGGATTTGATGTTACAAAAGATAAAGTTGAAACAATGAGATTTGTATCACAATATTTTCCTAAAAATGTTATGAATAAAGTTGGTGGTATTATTTTAAAACAAGCTGGATTATTAAAGGAGAGAAAGAAATAAATGAAAGATGATTTAAAAGAAGTTTTAGATGAAATGAAAAAAGATCAAGAGAAACATCTTTTAAGAGAACCAGGATATTATTCTAATTCCCTAATTACAAAAAGAAATAGTGGAATAAAACATCAATTTGAAGATTCTATTGGTGGGTGCTCAGCAAATTATAAATAAAATAAAAATTTATAGGGAGAGAATGTAAAATGGGATCTGTTAGAAAAACATATACAACTGAAGATGAAATAGATTATATAAATAATATATCTAGTAGAAAAGATAAAAACGGAGATATAATAATGCATAAACTTTATAAACTTATGCGTTATAAAAAATCATTATTCAGAAGGTTTTATTGGGGAGATATTGATAAAACAAAAACTTTAGAACATTTAGAAAATTTAATAGATAAAGAATTTGAAATATTACCTGAAATTAAACTTGTAACAAATAATAAAAAGAAAGGAGTTTAAAATGGCATCGGTAAATGAAGTTTTATCTTTATTGAAAGTTATTAGAGAACGATTAAATGAATTAAAAGGGTTAAGAAATCAAGTATCTGTAAAAGATAAGTGGATGCGAGATGATTCTAAAGTAACAGAACCACAATATTCTGTTCAATTAGTTGATAAGAAGATAGTCATGCTTCAAAATTTCATATTTCTTGCAGATTCTAAAATTAAGTCAATAAATGCAAAAACAGAAGTAGAAGGTTTAGAAGTTAATGTAAGCGACCTCTTAAGTCCTCTTGAATAAAGGGGAATTAAGCGACATTCAGAAAAAACTACAACTCTTGTTCCCGAAAGGGACATCCCTTCGTGTTACCCTACACTTTTAAAAAACAATATTGTTGTTAATTTATTATGGGGTTAAAGCGAATATATTGTTGAAACTTGTTGTAATCTGTAATTTTTTCTGACGTCGCTTACATTTTCAAAAATATTATGGAAAAAATGATAAAAGTAGGTGATAAAGTTTGGACTTTTGATCCATGGGATTATAAAGTTTTAATTAGAGATATAGAAACTATACATAATAATATTGTATTTTTTAAATATGATTCTATTGAATTTTTTCCTGAATCATCTAATTATTCAGATGTATATTTTACAAAAGAAGAAGCAACAAAAGGATTAATAAAACATATAGAAAATGAAATTAAAAAATATAGAATAAATATAAAATATTTTAAAAATTACATTAAAGAATTAAAAGAAGGAGATTTTAAAAATGGCTAAAAAGAAGAAGGTAGCAGAAACACTTAAGACTATTCTTGATAATCCAGTTATGGAAGTTATTAGGGATAGGGCACAAGACATTGATGCAGTATTTGAAGAAGTTAATAGTTGGTGGGGTTATGACCTACTAAAAAGAAAACCAGGTCCCGCTTGTGTTGATGAAAATTTTGTAGGAACTGATTTAGATCTCGCTTGTTTTCTATATGAACTATCAAGAAGAAATGCAGTTATTAACATTCCATCATACAAAAGTATGAGAGCAACTAAATTAAAAGAAGGTCAAGGAGTTATCTCTAAAGATAATAGGCATGGGTGTGTTCTTGGTCTTGCCGCTAATAAAGATGTGTTTTCATTCTCATTAAGAATTAAAGATATGAATGTAATTTCAACTGATAAAGTTGGAGATTATAGAAATTTTTCAATCACAGATTTAGATGGGGATTGGTATCCTGGTTGGAGCAACCTTGAATTTATCCCAACAGCTAAAGAAAATAAATTTATTTTTGAAAATAAATTAGCAGTAGATAATAATATTTATTTTAAGAATTTTGTCCACCCCAATCGCTGGAGTTCTCTATTCGGCCAGTTTTATTTTATGACCAAAGCTTTAATAAATAGATTAAAAGAAGAATGTCAATATTATAATAAAGAAATTAAAAGCATGTTAGATGAAGGAATTAAATATCCCACAAAAGATGCTCCTATGGATTGGCCTGAATCTGAAAAAATACCTGGAAAGAAAGTTAAAGTAAAATCTTTTGAAGTTGAACTTGATGTTCCTGATAATGATTCTAAATATCCTACTTATAAACACAATGTTAAAAATTTAGTTGAACTTACAAATAAGAGAAAATATTTTACATATAAAGTTATTCCAGATTTTAATTTTGCAGTTAGAACTGTTGAATATTCTTATTATAAATTTGGAAATGATAGAATTCCAGGTTGGATTTCAAATACACCTTGGGAAAATAATTATGTGGTTCCTGGTAAGAGAACTAAATGGGATAGAATGGTTCTATTTCAAGATAAAGTTGGAGAAGTAGGAATTTCTATTAAGAAAAGAATTTATGAAACAACTCAAGAAGTTGCATTGGGATATGATCATAGAAAAGGAAAACTTAAGAATTATGTAGCTATTATTCTTGATGAATCTGGATCTATGAATTCAATTAGAGAAGAAACTATTGGAGCATTTAATCAACAGGTTGAAACAATTAAAGCAAATGCTCATGATATGGAAACTTCAGTAAGTTTAGTGACATTCAATACTTTTGTTGATAAACCTAAAATTTGGAATCAGTCTGAAATGTCACTTAAACCAATTACTTTAAAGGATTATGTTCCAAGAGGAATGACAGCATTGTATGATGCTGTTGGTGAAACGATTGATAAATTAAATAAGGTTGAAGATATTAATGAACCAGACACATCTTTTCTATTGGTTATTCTTTCAGATGGTGAAGAAAATGCATCTAAAAATTATAATTATAAAACTATTGCAGAAAAAATATCTGGAGTTCAAAATACAAAAAAATGGACTATTACCTTTATTGGAGCAAATCAAGATATGCAACAGTTAAGTAAACAGTTACATATTCCTGTTGGAAATGTTACTGCTTTTGCAGCAACCAGTAGAGGAGTTAAAGATGCAGGATTTACAGTAACTATGGGATTAAATAATTATTATAAGTCAAGAAGAGATGGAGAAACTATGATGAGCAGCTTCTATGTTGATGATAGTAAGAAAAAGGATTAATATGAAAATCGAAAAATTGTTGTATATTACTCCTGAGAGCGATGTTGAAGATTCTCTTCTTATAGGTTTAGGATTATGTTGGATTCCTAAACGAACAGGATTTCCTACCTATACTTGTTCATTAAGTGAAAAAAATGAAATATTAAATAGGTTAGATGAAATTGAAAAATTAATAGATGAGGAGAAAAAAAGTAGTGGAAGTTCTAAACATTAAAAACAGTAAGAAATATACACCAGTTGGAACATCTTTAATGGGATATTTAAGAGCAGATATAAATGATATAATTAAAGTTTTAGGTGAACCAGATAGTGAACCATCTGGAGACTCTAAAGTTGATTGGGAATGGATTTATAAATTAGACAATGAAGTTGTTACAATTTATAATTATAAAGATGGTCCGTCTTATTTAAAAAATCCAAATATAACAATTGATAAAATAGAAGATTGGCACATTGGGGGAAACTCTCGTAGAGCAGTAGATTTAGTAAGAGATCTATTTGAAGAGAATAATATTAAAAGTGTGGTTTATGCAAACTGAAGAACTTATTGAATTATATTTAAAAGAGAGAGATTATCAAACTTTAGTGTTTGGTAATTATTCAAAAAATCCAGCTTTAAATTTTGGAACATTTATCATATTTCTTGACCAATATTTGGAAAAAATTAAGAAAGCATATGTTGATAAATGGGATAGAAATCTACCAGATTGGATGATAACTTCAAAAGAATTTATTCAACAAAAATCAGCTCCAGTTGAAGCGTATGAACATTTAATAAAATTAATGGCTTTGGCTGGAGCAGCTCTTGAAATTTATACAGATATTAATGTAGAAAATTGGAGAGCAGAGGGGATAAATAAAAAATGGGAAGATTAGAAGAGTTAATACCTGAAATGGGAAAGACATTTTTTATAGGAGATACTGAATATAAAGTATGTTTTATTAATAACGAAAAATGCAGATTTTCTGCAGATCCCAATTCAGAAGCAAAAAGCATACCTCAGATGGGAAATAAATTTATGATTGAAAGTAATTCATATAAAGTTACTTATGTTCATGAAACAAAAAAAAGAATAACCGCTATACCATTATCAGTAGGTTATTAAAAAATGAAAAAGGAGATTAAAAAAACAATGCAAGAAAATTTAGCAGAAATGTTGAGTTCATACAAGAAAGATGATGAAACAGAAGAAAATAATAAAGCAGGTGAAAATATGGTAGATCCCACAGAAAGTAAAGTAGAAGCAGCAGTAGTGAAAGAAGAAACTCCAGTTCTTAATCCAGTAAATATTATTTCATTTACCGAATGGGTTGAAAAAAATAATTCTTCTCTCGGTTCAACAAGTGATATTACTAGAGTTAAAATTTCAGTATCTGATGTTGATTCCGCAACTTCAATTGGATTTAAAGCTCCTAATCTAAAAGGAGATAAAGATGAAGCTGGAAAAATTAAAAAAGAATTATACTTCATTAAAGAAGTAAGCAATTTTAGTGCTCTTGATCTTCCTATGTTTCATCTTAAACTTTATAAGGGAGATCTATTCAGAATTATTCATCAATATAATGAAAGAATTTTCATTAAAGAATATTCAATTAAAACAGGTTCAGTTCTTGTATTTTGTACTCCTATTGATAATCATTTGATTCCTTATTTAAAAACCAGGGTTAAGAAAGGTGATAAAGTTATTTCAGCAATTGAACCAGATATTAAAAAAATTACTGAAAAAATGAATGGAACAGGTGATGTTGAAGGACTTCAATTAATGTATAAGCAGTCTATTAAATATAAGGATAAGCTAACCTCTATGAAAGAAATCGCAGATTGGATTTTGAAAAGATATGAGGAAGCAATTGATGTTAATCATCAAATTCAAATTGATGGAGTTCTTATTTCTCAGGTAAGTTAAAAGATCCGACTTAAGTGTCGGAAGGCTCATACTAGTTAGAGTCTCTGATAGGTATCTGTCGGTCAAATGGTTTGTTCGACCTAACGTCATATTGACTTTAAAAATAACTTATCAGATGGTCTTTTTTAAGGATTAAGAAAATGAATATAAACAAAAATTGTAAATTATTTTTACAAAATGTTTACTCATATGACATTTCAGCATGTCATTATAACATTCTGGAAAAACTTGGGGTAGATATTTCTCATTTAGATAAGAATGATAAAACACAAAGAAACATTCAAATTGGTTTAATGATGAGAAATAACCCTAAGTTAACTCCAGTATTGAGAGGAACTACTGAGTCTATAATATCTGAATATATTCTTAGAAATAATATATCAGAAGATGATATAGTAATAAGACAATATGATGGTATCTTAACAACTAAAAAGTTAAAAGAAACAACTGATATGTATCTTCCGTTAGATCTAAGAAAAATATTTCAGGTATTTTTAATTTCAATTGATAGAACCAAATATATTGGATTGGATGAAAAATTTTCTACAACTATAAAAGGAGTTCCTCATAGATACGAAAGAATAGAAAAAATATATGAAGAAATATTGAAAATAAACTTTATGAATAAAACATCCATCTTTAAAAAATTAGATGAAATAAAACATAGAGTTTTATTTGGAAAAAATCCTGAACTATATGGAATTCCATCATCCAATAATTTATTTAGTATATTCTTTAAACAATATGGTCAAATTGACATAACAGAGTCCATGCTTAGAATTATGGATACTGAAGATATAGATAAAGAAAAATATTATGATTTATACATAAGGCCATTCTTTGAAAGTATAGTAGTAGAATTCGTTTAAGATTTTCTTTGCTTGATACATTTTACTTTTAAAATAAGACTCAAAAATTATAAATATTGTCATCTTCATTTTAGGGTAAAATGTATCAGCATTAGAAAAATTAGGAGATAAGATATGAGTTTTACAGATGGAAAACCTTGGGTGGTTACAGAAAAAGACTGCAGGGTAAGTTGGGCTGGTGGGAAAAATGGAAAGTATTTCCTTTGTGGATTATGTGGTTATAAATTTAAACCAGGAGACACAGTTCGGTGGCAGTATACTAATGATGTTCAAGGAGCTTCAGGAAATCCTCTTGTATGTGTTGAATGTGATGGAACAAAAGAAGAAATTGTTATTAAATATAAAAAACTCCATGAAGATTTTAATAAACTAAAAAAAATATTTCATCAAGATTGTGATGATTGTCAAGGATTTTTATGAAATGTGATAAATGCGGTGGTGAAGGAACTATATATAAACATAATATATATATGAATAAACCATGTGATAAATGTTTTGGAAAAAAAGAATTGGATTGGGTTGAAAATATAGTAGGAGTTGACCTTCCAATGATAACAGCAGAACAAGTTAAAATATCATCATCTTATTTAAATGCATTGAGGAAAGCAAATGAAGTGTGAAAGGAAAAAGTAAATGATCAATATAGCAGAAGAAGTTGATAATGCAAGATATTCAGATATTTTAGAAGAAGTTGTAAATAATCTTAACCCTGTAGAATTATTAAGAAAAAATTATGAAAGTGATTATCAAGGATTTGTAGATATAGATGTATTATTAGAAAATGGTAGAGTATTTTCTTATAACTATAGTTATGGATCATGTTCTGGTTGTGATGAATGGGAAGATAGAAGTTACTCAGATGCAGAAATTGCAGAAGAAATGCGAGAACATGCTGTACTTTTTGAAAATATAGATGAATATAATTTATGGAGAGAAAAAGTAATAGAAGAAAACATAAGATGAAAAATAAAAAAGAAAGAAAAAATTATAAAGATGATACATGGATAGTTGGTAAATATTTAATAGAAAAACAAAGACAAGAATATCTTGTATTTAGATATGATGAGCTTTTAGCTACTAGACCAACTTTAGAATTGGCAAGAGAATTTATTAAAAGAGATAGGAAAACTATACAATATGAAGAATAAAACAAAAGATAAAATGTCTATTTTAAATTTATGTGGTGGAAAAATAATTCCTGAAATTTCTAATGAACAGTTTCTTATAAATTTAGATCAAATATACTTTGAACCTGATTCTATTCCATTTGCTAGAGGTCAACATATGGTATATTTGCAAAATTATAATTTTATTAAAAATAGATTATACATAAATCATGATGTTTATGACTTTCTTGAAAGATATGATATTCCATTCGATAAAATAATCATTTATAGATTTTTAGAACATGTTCCTAAATCTAATGTTTTATATTTTATTTATTTATTGTCAACTATAACAAAACCTGGTGCAATATTAGATGTTATAGTTCCTGATTATACATTACTAGCTCAAAGAATTTTAGACGAAGATCCTTTTAGAACTGGTTTTGAAGGCGAAGATATAATAACAACTTATGAATTATTAAACGACCTTCCAAGTCCACATTTAAGTGTGTGGACTAATGCTAGATTAGTTTATTTCTTTAATTTAGAGAAAAGATTTTGTGTGAAATCAATTGAAAATAAATATGAATTTGATGGTAGAAACATATATATAAGAGCATTGATTGAAAGGGTATAAATGTTAAAACAATATTTATCAAATTTAGTTTCAGGATCAAATATTATTGAAAAGGTTGCCATTCGTGAAACAGTTACAATTTTATGGTATCTTAAAAAAGGAATAAATAAAGAAGAATCTGAAAACTATTTAAATGAAGTTAAAAAATCAATCAAAAATAATTTTGTAGGAAATGTAGAGTTTAAGGTGGTAGAAGATATAGAATCAATTAAAGAGGAGATTTGTTATGAAAGAGAATGCTCAAAAGAATGAAGGATTTTCACAGGTTTGTGTTTGGCCTGCAACGCTGGTTGGAGAAGAAAGAGCTGAAGAATTTGAAAAATATATGATGAATAAATTTGAAACAAGAATTCAATATTTAGAAGAAATTGAAACATTTCCTGATACAAACCTAGGAGAAAATATAGAAGGAACTGGAGGAAGAAATGATGTATTCTTTGCAGTTCATAATGATGATATTGGAAAATTTGCTGTTCCTAGATTAGAATATGGTATTAGATGGATTGAAGATGTTTTAAGTAAAGATAATTATAAAGATAAAATATATCCTACTAGAGTTTTTGAATATAAAACATGGTGAGGTAAGAAATGTGGAATTTATTTAAATGGATGAAATCAAATAAAGAAGATGAAGAAAGAATTATGAGAACCTGTCCGACTTGTTTTCGGTGCTTCTATGGAGAAGATGTTCCATACCCAATCAAATGTTTAAGATGTTTAAGAAAGGAGATTTAAAAAATGAATTTTTTAGAAAAGTTTGCAGCTATGGGTCTTGTACAAATCAGTCAAAATGCGTTTAGGTATAGTGATCAATATAGTAGTGTAATCTATGAGAAAATAAAAACATGTGATACAAATGAAAACATTCCACTTTTATCTGTTTGGACTAAATCTCCAGCTGCAGAAAAATATACATTTCAAGGAATAGTTTCATTAGTTTATAATTTTATTGGAAATAATATTGCAAATGCTAGAGTTAGAGAATCAATAGCAGAAATTAAAACTCCTGTATTTAGAGAATATACAAATTTAAATTCAAGATATACTTTCATGCATTCAGATCTTCTAATTCAAAATGCAAGCAATATTCCTGAAGTGGGTGATGTTTATCCTCATGTAACAGTTAGAAATTCATATGATGGAAGATCAGGAATTTTAATTTCTTTTGGTATAAGTTTACTTCGTGATAATCTTAGAAATTCTTTATCTTTTAGAAAAGTTTTAACATCCTTTAGACAAATTCATTCTCAGCATTCTAAAACTAGCTTCACAACTGCAGTTGGAGGATACGTTGATACCATTTCTTCTAATATTTTAGATTTTGTAAAAATAAATTTTGAAACTCCAGTTGCAGAAGATGCTTTACTTGCTACATTAGATTTGGTTGAATCTTTAGGTCAAAGAAGAAGAACTGCAGTTTCAGATACAATTCAAAAAATAACAGAAGGAAAATCATTTGTTAGTTGCTGGGATTTGTTTTTAGCTATTACAAGATTTTCTACTGTTGAAAAGAATTTAAATGCTAAAGTTCTTCTTGAAGATATTGTAGAAAGAACTTTGGTTATTCCAGTTAAAATGATGGAAATGATGAAAGAGATAAATAAATAAATATGAGTTGGGATTATGAACATATAAGAAGATTTTCTGGAACTAAAAAAATAACTATAAATATATTTGAGGGAAATATTGAGGGGTTACATTCTTTAATTAATTGGTTAGAGGGATTTGAATCTTCTGGAAAAACAAGAGTTCCTGGTCATCTATCTCTTGTTATGCACTTCAGAGAAATAATGAGTCAATTATATGAAGAAGAACAACTATCACATAAACCTAAAGCTGATCCATGAATAATATAAATAATTTTATAAAGAAAATATTAAAAGTATCTATTGAAAAGGAGTTTTCATTTCATCATCTTGGTATTGTTGGTTCTGACACTATTCACTTTATTAAAAGCAATGGTAAAGTTGATTACCCAAATATTTTAATAGCAGCTGGTTTTCATGGTGATGAACCAGCAGGACCGTTGAGTATTTTAGCTTTTCTTGAACAGTTAGATATAAAAGATATTTCTAATATTAATCTATCTTTTTTACCATTAGTTAATCCTTCTGGTTTTCGAAATATTACACATTGTAATGATTGGGGGGAAAATCCAAATAGAGGATTTTGTAACCTAAAAGTGAATGAAAAATTATCACTTGAAGGAAAAGTTTTGATGGAAAATTTAGAAATATTAAAAGAAAGTTCCAAAGATGGTTTTATATCTTTACATGAGGATGCTGACGAGAAACATTCTTATTTATATACATATGAGAAAAGTGATAAAATAGGACCTTTTTCATTAATGCTTAGAAATATAATTTTAAAACATTTTACTATGTTACCAGATGGAAACAATCCAATCGTTGGTAACATAGTAAATAATATTATTTTTAATGATTGTGATGGTTCTCTTGAGGATAGATTATTTCATGAAGGTTCTTCTTTTGCAGCATGCACAGAAACACCTGGAAAACATGGTTTATCTAAAAGAATTACAGCAGACGTTGAAATTATAAAAGCTTTTATTAATTTTTCAATAGGGGGAAATTAAATGGTGATATGTATAGATTTCGATGGGACGTGTGTAGATCATAGATATCCTGATATAGGTCCAGATGCTCCTTTCGCTGTAGAAACTTTAAAAGAGCTAGCTAATTTTGGACATAAACTTATTTTATTTACAATGAGAAGTAACATAGGTCTTGTTGATGCTATAGGATGGTTTAAAGAAAGAAATATTCCATTATATGCAATACAATTTAATCCTGAACAAAACAGTTGGTCAACAAGTAATAAATGTTATGCAGAGTTGTATATTGATGATGCAGCATTTGGATGTCCTTTGATTCACCCAGAAGGTTTTAATAGACCATGTGTAGATTGGACTAAAGTTATTATTAAATTTACAGAGGAGAAACAACTATGTGGGAATTTAATCCAGGTAGTGATGAAGCAATTAAAAGAGGATGTGTTTGCCCAATCTTAGATAATGAACATGGACGAGGATGTGGTTGGGTAAATGCAGATGGAACTCAAGCATTTTGGATAACACAAGGATGTCCATTACATTCATTAACGGAGATAAAAGATGAACAAAACAGAAGAAATTAAAAACCTCAAACAAAAAATTGAAGAGATGACTGAAACATTGGATTGTGCAACAAATAATCAATGGTCACAATGGGAACTTGATAAAAGTAGAATTATAGCTGAAAATATGGCTAACGGGTTTCGAATTATAGAGTTGGAAGAACGAATTAAAGAACTAGAGAAACTTGAAAATGCATTGAGAGGTAAGGTTCATAAATATCAACTTCTAATAGGACCTACTGAACGACAAAATGAAAAGTTAATAGAAATATTGAAAAATTTTGAATCTAAAATTTTTAAAATGTTCAATGATACTCAGGATTTGCTTGATGATGTTATGAGTATAAATCAGGAGATTGCAGAAGAAAAAAATATTAGTTCAGAGTATGTTATTCCAGAAGGAGCAGGAGCTTTTCTAGATAGAAATAAAGATGAAATTAAAGCTGCATTATTAATTTTACAAGGAGATGATAAAAGTAAATGAAATGGCATGGTGGAGAAACTAAAAAAGCAAAAAGAAATAGATTATCAGAATGGCATAAATATTTTGCTTGGCATCCTGTAGTAGTTGGATATTCTTATAATGGAAGAAAAATAAAATGTTGGATGTGTTATGTTGAACGACAAGGAAAACATGATTCCTACTTCAGTGATTTTAGAAATTGGAGATGGGAGTATAGAGAACTAGAAAGGACACAAGAAACACAAGAAATAAAAGGTTTTTTAAAAATATGGGCAAGAAAGAAAAAAGAATGAAAGATACTGCACCAATGAATAAAACAAGATGGAAAATAATTATGACCCCAATTGATAAAATAACTAAAGGATTAAAGTCAGAAGAATATTATAAAAGACAGGTTACGATGATACAAGAAATGGCTAATTGGTTTAAAAAGTGGAGAAAAGAAAAAAATGAGTGATGAAAAATATAAGCAAATGCTAGATCGTCACAAACAAGAAATAGAAGATTTTCGAAATAATTGTCCTCATTCTGTTATATCAGATTGGATTCCTTTTATGTGGGCACCTGGACATTTTTCACATCATGTTAAAGTATGTGAAAGATGTTATAAAACAATAGAGGAATCTATGCCACAACCAGTTATTAAAGCAGAGGTTACTTCTAGTTATCAAACTGAACATAAATGGAAAGAAAATGATAAAAAAGAAAAGGACTTATGATCCATATGATCATTTTGTGATATTATTAATTGGATTAAATATTTGGATGTTTACTAATTGGAAATGGGGAGTTGGTTCTATATTAATTATGTTTATTCTTGAAAGATATACTTAAAAATAGAGGGAAGAAATGAAAGTTTATATTTTTGAAATTGGTTCTTATTGGGATACTCCTGATGTAACAAAAGTATTTGGTAGTTTAGAATATGCTATGAGTCATATTCCAAAAGGATTTAAAGAACTAAAACAATGGGGTTGTGAAACAAGTAAAGAATATTACGCACAAAATGAAAAAAGTAGAAGATGGTTAAAAATAACTCCTCATGAAGTGGAAAGAGAGAATAGAAAAAGTTGAGTAATAATACTTGGAAATCATTTAGAGAATATATAAATAAAAAAGAAGTAGGAACTTCGATAAGTAGAAAAGAAATAAAAATGAATATAAAACATTATGGTTACTTTACTTTGGATACATATAAACGTATTCTTGAAGCTGTTGGGTGCTTAGAAACAGAAAAAAGAGGTCAATATAAAATCATAATGAAAGTTCCTGATTTACCATATAATATCATGAGAGATCTTGCTTATATAACTTTAGGTGGAAATAAAATTGGTAGGTGAAAGATGAGACTATTAATATTTAAAGGGTGTTTCGATCCAATTCAATGTCCATATATTTATACTAGCTCTAACTACCCATATGTTCTACACTCATGTAGACACCCAAAAATAAAAAAAGAATGTATGAACATGCAAATTCCATCTTTTGGTTTTCCATATTTTTGTGAATTATGTAAAATTATTGAAGAAAATAATGAGGATAAAAATGTCAAAAAAAAGAACGAGTGATACAGCAAGAGAATTAGCAGATGCTCTTATAGATATGATGCTTCTTTTTTCTAAGAAAAGCGAATATCATAAAAAGTTTTTATACTCTTTTAATAAAAGAATTGAAGAGAGAAAAAAAGAGTTAGGAATAAAAGATTCTATAAGAGATACAAATAATAATGTAGATATAAAATATCTTGGAATACCAAATATTTGTTTTTCTTTAACTGATGCTGATGATGATAGAGAAAAATTATTTTCAAAACAACGAAAAGAAAGAGGATTTGATAGTAGTGAGTTGTGGTCTTTCTTTAATACAATTACTGATTTTATTCTTCCTAGATTAAAAGTATTTAAAGAAAATACTTGCGGTCATCCTGGTTCATTAGAAGATGAAAAAGACTGGAGAGATATATTAGATAAGATGATAAAATCTTTCGAAATATCAAAAGAAAAAGATGGGATGATGAGTAATAAAGAATATAAAGAATGGAAAAAAGGAATGAATCTTTTTGTGAATTGGTATTTTGCTTTATGGTATTAATTAATTATAGAACAAATTAAAAATAGAGTGCTTTCTGCTCTATTTTTTTGTAAATTTTTTATGGAGGAATATTATGAAAAAAACTTATCTTCAAATACTAACTGAACAATTTGAAAAACAATTACCAGTTGGAAAACATAATAATATTCCAGATTCAGAGTTTGATAAGGATGAACTGAAAAAAGGAATTTCTGTAGAACATGAACATTCGAATGACCCAAATATTTGCAAAGCTATTGCAAAAGACCATCTTAGCGAAATACCAGGAACTGGAAAGGGGGATGGTTATTATTCATTATTAGAAAAAATGGAAAAAGAAGGTAAAAAGGAATCTAAATAAATGCCAGAAAAAAAACGAGTTTTCACTCCATCTAGGAGTTATGATATACAATTAAAAATAAAAGATTTAGATTACACAAATGATTTACAGCAGGTTAGGTTTGTATCTTCAATAGCTGGAGCTTATCAAATTGTTACTTTAGATATTTCGCTTGACCCAAATGATATAATATTAGAAAATATTTTTGGAAAAGAACCTTTGAATCTACAAATAAAAATGATAGGAAGAGGAATAGAAATAATACCTTCAGAACATTTAAATATAGAGTTAATGTATTTAGATTCTGATTCATCTATGCCAATGAAATCTGGATTATCAGAAGGATCATTTAAAGATAGAACAATAGTTTCATTTACAACAGTTCCGAGAAAACCATTTAAAGCAATGTCAACAATAGTTAATGATGTATTTATAAATAAAACTCCAACTGAAATTGTTTCTCAACTAGTATCTTCAACTGGATGTCAATTAGTTATGGATTCAGATGAAAAAAATAATAATAAAATAGATCAGGTAATGATTCCACCAACTAGTCTATATAAAACAATTAAATTTTTAGATGATAATTTTGGACTATATGAAGGAGCATCTAATTTAGGATTTTGTCAATTTGATAATAAATTTTATGTAATGAATCTAACAAAAAGAATGGATAAAACTCAAACATTTACAATATATCATCTTGCAACAGACTCGGATGATACTAATAAAATTATTGAAAAAAGTTCTGATGGTAAAAACTTTTTTACTTATAATGAGTTACAAAATGGTTATACAGGAAATGCCTTATTTGCTTCACTTGCAAAAAAAGCAAATATAATATTAAAACCAACTAATACATTATTTAAAACTAAAGTATTTGATTTAGCAGATATATGTAAAGATTATGGTGCTATAGCTAAAAATCAAGAAGTTGATTCTGATCCTGAGTTAAATAATAGAGAAACATATGTAACATCAGATCCCGGTTATGGTGAAGGTAATCTTGCTATATCTCCTATAGCTAGAAAAATAATAGGAATGGCAACTTTAGAATTTGATTTAGAAAAAGATTTACCCGTATTAAGTTTAATTAATGTTGGAGAACCTGTTAAAGTCATAACAAAAACAGCTGAATATATTCCTCTTAGTGGAAAATATTTATTAAAGTCTAGTGATATAACATTTAATAGACCTGCTGCAGATTGGCAAGCTACATGTCATATTGTATTAATGCGTTCAAATAAAACTATATAAAAAAAGAAAGTCATAAAGACCTTCTTTTTATGGTTAATAAGGATAAGGAAGTTGTAAAAGTTTTTACATCTTCATCAATAGGTTCTTTTGAGTTTCCTATGAATTGGTTATCAATGATTGAATTAATCAATTCATTTTTTTCTTCTAGAGGTATAACTTTCAACATCCCAAGCTGAACTCCAGTTACCAAATATCTTCCTGCCATTTTTTCTCCTTCTCATTACTTTTTTTCTTTTCAAGATCTTTCTCATATCGAGTTTTCTTCAAATCCCTCTTAGCTATCTTCTTGGATATCTTATCCCATCTTAATCTCCTTGCCATTTTATTTATTCTCCAAATTTATTTTATTTTTTAATCTCAGTAGCACGAACCCAATAACACCAATACATATTCATTAGATAAGAAACTGTATTGGAAATTCTACCTTCAGTTGAGGTATTTAAATTAGAGTGATAGTATTCAAATTGAGATTTATAAAACTCAATTTTAGATGGATCAAAGACATCTATTATCACTTATTGTATTTCTCCTTCCAAACTTTAGTTTTCTTACAAGATTTGCAAGTGACTTTCTTCTTGTAATTAGTTGTTTTTGTAGAAGAATTTCTAAGTCTTCCACAAGCCACAATAACCGCATTATAAAAATGTATTATCTTTTTCATATTCCTCCTCCACCTTCAATTAAATCCTTACTTAGAAGATCTTCTTGTTTTTTGTTGTAATATTCATCAACAAATGTAAAGTGAGGATATCCTTTACTCCAGTCGATTGATGCAAAGGGTCTACCGAAAAAAGTTATTGGGTTATCAAATATTATATTTTCTGATTGATGTAATCCACAGATACAATAGATGTAATGCATTGCACGCCCAATTGAATTTCCTTTATATTTGGAATACCATCCTTCCTCTATTCTATCAATTGGTGTTTCTTTCATGATATATTCTGACATTTTTCCTTCTCCTTTTTTATTATATTATGAGTCTTATAGACTCCTAGTTTAAACCTTCTTCTGAGTATCTTTCAGAACCTGTTATTCTACTTAAAGCAACCAATGCTTCATCTCTAAATTTTCCATCAGGAGATTCATTAAAAACTTTAATTAAAATTCTTTTTTTCCATG